TTCCTGGTTATAATAAAAATGATGGTAAAAAAGTTTGGACACAGTTTAAAGATGATCCAGTAAAGGAAAGAACTTTATACGATTCACAAATTATTTACATTTCATATTCATCAATTACTACAGCATCTAGGGTTTCATACTTAGAGAGATTAGTTAGATCATTTAACTTGCTTCGCATTATGGAGCACACAAGAGTTATTTGGGCAGTAACAAACTCTTCTTACAGAATGAAGTTTATTATTCCTGTAGGCGGTAAATCTAAAACAAGAGCAAAACAATCACTTGCTCAATTGATGAGTAACTATAAAGAAGTTGTAGACTTTGATTGGGATTCAGCTTCACTTAATACAAACGGCCGACCAATGCTCCAGTTTAACAAGGAGTACTGGTTACCTTCTAAAGATGGTGAATCACCAGAAATTGAAACATTAGGTGGTGAAGGCCCAGAATTATCAGATACAGAGGCTCTAAAATACTTCCAAGATAAATTAAAGCATGTATCTAAGATTCCATTTAACAGATTCTTATATGAAGATGGTGGTGGTGACTTTAACTTAGCAGCTGACGGTATGATCCGTGATGAAATTAAATTTGCTAAGTTTATTAAGAGATTAAGATCAACATTCCAAGAAATGTTAGTTAAGCCATTATACTTACAAATGTGCTTAAAGTTCCCTGAACTACAAGAAGATCCTGCATTTAAAACACAAGTATCTTTACAGTTTAACGAAGAGAATATGTTCTCTGAATTAAAACACATGGAGATCATGGAGCGTAGAATTGACTTTATCTCATCATTGAAAGATTCATTGGTTGAAACTGATCCGGTAACTATGGAAGAAGAATACTACTTCGACATGGAATTCTTGGTAGATCGTTACTTAAAACTTTCACCGGATGATAAAGAAGCAAACAAAGCTTATAAATCACGTAAAAATGCAGAAGATGCAGAAGAGCCAGAGGTTGATCCAATGGACATGGGCGGATTCTAAAAATAATTTATAACAATGAAAAGAATTAAATTATACGAGGAGTTTATTAGCGAGGCTAATAATATGAGAACTTTAAGAGGCTTCTTAAAGGAACTTAAAAAAGAATATGGCTCAACTCCAAGTGAACAATCTTTAGCTGACTTTATTTATAACAACTATGAAGCAGTTACAGGCGAAAAATTAGGTGATTCAGATCCAGCAGCAAACGATCATATTGCAGATATTGTTGCACATTTTAAAATGGATGGTGAAGACTTTATGATTGCATGGGAAGACAGAACAAATGAGGCTGTTGAAGAAAAAGCAATCACACCTAAAGATTCTAAAGTTACTGTAGATGATTACACAACTGAAAACGGTTTAGAGATTAAGTCAAGTGAAATTGTAGGTGCTATGGTTTCACATGAATCAGAAGATGAATTTAAAGACTTCTTTTATGATCAATATGGTATTGATGCATTTACAGAAGCAGATATGTCAAAATTAGTTACTTACTTTAATGAATACTTAGAAGAAATTAAAGCCGAAGAAACTGAAGAGGAAGAAAAGGAAAAAGAAGAGGAAGGCGGTGATGCTGAATCGGCTGATGACATCGTAGCAGACATTTAATTTTTTAAAAAACTTATTTTTTAACCTGATATATACTTTATAAATATATTAATACTATAGTATGAGCAAAAATTTATTGATTTTAGAAAGGTCTTCACAAGAACTATCTTTTAAGTCGGAAGACGGAAAGTATGTTCTAGAAGGTGTATTCGGTGAGTTAGACAAAAAGAACAGAAACAACCGTATTTACACTGCTGAGGAGTACTTACCACAGATTGAAGCCCTTCAAGGTAAAATCGCAGCATCTAAGTTATTAGGTGAATTAGATCACCCACAAAACTTTGATGTTTCGTTAAAGAACGTATCACACATTATCGAAGAGATTTCTTATGATGCGGACAACAAACAAATTAAAGGTCGTATTAGACTTTTAGATACAGATGCTGGTCGCCAAGCTAAAGCTTTAGTTGACGCTGGTGTACCATTACAAATTTCATCAAGAGCTGCAGGTGCAGTTGAGTCAAACGGACAAGTAAAGATTAAACAATTATTTACTTATGACTTAGTTGCAGATCCAGGTTTCGAAAATGCAGAATTAAAAAGAGTTAATGAATCATTTGGTTTTGAAAACGATGACTCTATTCAAATTTACGAAATTGAGGGCACTGTAGATACAATTACAGAAACTATTGATACTGAAAATAAAAAACAAAACACAATGGCTGAATCAAAATTTATTACAGTTGAAGATTTCAACAAGTATTCTCAGTACCTTGCAGAAGAAATTAAAACTTTAAAAGAAGGTTTAGACTCTGCGAATAACACTGTCGATAATACTCCAGAAATTGAAAACTTAAAAGAGTATGCATCGTATTTAGCTGAGAAATTAGATCAGTCTATTTCTTACTCAGAGCACGTTGCTGAGAAAGTTGACGAATCTATTTCTTATACTGAACACATTGCAGAAGGTGTAAACCAAATTAAAGAATACACTAACTACTTAGCAGAAGCTTACAATGAAGGCGCTACAACACATGAAAACATGTTAAAGTATGTAGACTACTTAAAAGAAAACTTAGAGAAAGTTACTGAGTACGCTGAATACGTTGCTGAAACAGTTAACACTAACCTAATCGTTGAAGAAGAAGGTGAAGAAGCTGGTTTACCTGCAGAAGAGTTAGAAGACGAAACTAAAGACGTTTCAACAGATAAAGAATTCGACGGCGAAAAAGTTGACGAAGAACCAAAAGATGTTGAAGGTGATTTAGACTTAGAAGGTGAAGGCGACGCTGAAGGCGAAGAAATCACTGAAGAAGCTGGTAAAGACGTTGAAGAAATCGAAGACGAAAACGATGCAACAGACGTTACTGAACCAACTGTAGACGCTGACGGTTCTGAATTAGAGCATGGCGGTGAAGTTAAAGATGTTGAAAAAGATCTTGAATTAGAAGGTGAAGGTGATGCTGAAGGCGAAGAGGTTTCTGAAGAAGCTGAAGCTGAAGAAGCTGAGGAATCAGAAGAATCAGAAGAAGCTGAGGAATCAGAAGAATCAGAAGAAGCTGAGGAATCAGAAGAATCAGAAGAAGCTGAGGAATCAGAAGAAGCTGAAGAAGATGCAATGGAATCTTACAAGAACGAAATCACTGAGAAGTTACAGGCGTTAATTAACAAAGCTACTGAAAAAGCTAACAATAACCCACACTTCTTCAAGTTCGTATCTGAATCAACTCAAAACGAATACAACGAATTATCAACAGAAGAGCAATCTAAAGTATTATCAGCAGTTGAAGGCAGAGGTTACTTAACTGAAGGTCAGATCTTAGGTTTATGGAAAAACGCTTTAATCACAGATGCACCAGTTGCAGGTGAGCCAAACGTAATTTCAATGATGCCTGCTGAATACAGAGAAGCATGGTCTGGTTTATCTGAAGCTAAGAAAAACCAAATCCTAGCACAATCTAAATTCCACAGATTAGAAACTGCATATCAAGTTGCAAACTTCTGGCAAACTAGAGATTTAAGAGAAACAGCTCCAGTAATGGAAAAAGTTGCTATGGTAAAAGAATCTAAAGAAGAAACAAAATCTTTAGGTTACGATACAACTGATATTGCTGCTCAAATCGCTAAAAGATTCAAAAAGTAATTTAATTAATTACATATAAATAATAGGAGGGTCTATGTGACCTTCCTATTTTTTTACAAAAAATTAAAAAAACCATTTTTTTAGTTTTTTAGTAAAGTAATAAAGATATATAATAAGAACATAATCGATTATCAGTTAAGAAGCAAAAAACTGAAAGACAATCGAGACAAATAAAAACCATTAAAAAAAATAATTTAAAATAAAATGGCAAATTTAATCAATGAGTCAGAAATCAGAGCAACATGGACTCCAATCATCGAGTCTGCTACTGGTATCAATGACGCTAACAAATTAGCTTGGATGTCGCAGTACTGCCACAATCACAAGTTATACGAAGACGCAAACATTATGTCTTTAGACCCAACTATGAACTTAGCTGGTATGGGTAAAACTAAATTACCTGTAGTAGGTGGTGCTGAAGGTTCAGGCGATAAAGCTCCTTCATTATTACCATTAGCAATGCAAGTTGCTGCTCAAACTGTAGGTTTAGACTTAGTTCCTGTTGTTCCTATGGCAGGTCCTATGGGCTTATTATCTTACTTAGACTTCACTTACGAAGGTGGTAGATTAGATAACGAAGTTACTCCAACTTACATCAAAACTACTGCTGCTAAAGCTGGTAATGACGTATTAGTAGGTACTTCAAGAATCGACGGTAAAAACATCATCCAAGTTGTTGATGCTTTAGCTGTTGGTGAAGATAACATCGCTGACAGATACGCTGGTGCTGAATTAGTTAAAGCATTAGAAGATCACGTAGCTGGTGCTTCAGGTAACGCTGATGGTTCTCCATACTCAAGAGAAAAGGGTGAAAGAACTGCTGATAAAGTAATGGGTCTTTCATTATTCTCTAAAGCAGTAGAGGCTAAGACTTACCAAATCGCTGCTGCTGTAACAAGAGAGCAAGTTCAAGATCTTAAGCAATTCGGTGTTGACGCTGTAGCTCAAGTTGAGTCAGTATTAACTAACGAATTAACTCAATCAATCAACCAACACATCTTAGGTTCTATCAGATCTTTAGGTACTGATAACGTAGAAGATACTTTCGGTGCTGCTGAAGATTTTGATATTACTTTAGCTGCTGCATCTGCATTAGCTGGTGGTGAAACAGTTGCTTCTGAGCACAGAAAAGTGTTAACTCAGGTATTAGCTGCTGCTAACTTAATCGCTAACAGAGGTAGAAGAGGTGCTGGTAACTTCGCAGTTGTAGGTCCACAAGTTGCTACTGTATTACAATCAGTTTCTGGTTTCGTAGCTAACCCAATGGCTAACACATTCTCTCAAGCTGCTGGTGCAATCTACCCATTAGGTTCAGTTGCTGGTATCAATGTTTACACTGATCCAACAATGGGATGGGGTGATTACTCTGTAGCTGTAGGTAGAAAAGGTGACGGTAACGGTCCAGGTTTAGTATTCATGCCTTACTTAATGGCTGAATCTGTACAAACTATCGCAGAAGGCACAATGGCTCCTAAAGTAGCTGTTAAGTCTAGATTCGCGTTAGTTGAAGCTGGTTTCCACCCAGAAACTCAATACGTAACATTCTCAATCGCTGCTCCTTTAGTAACTGTTGAAGGTGCTGAAGTTGCGGCATGGTCTAACTTAATCACTTTATCATAATTTGATTTAGTTAATCATTGAGATTACATATTAAAGAGGGAGATCGAAAGGTCTCCCTTTTTTATTTTCATAGATATATAGAATATAATAATAAATTAAATATATTAGATATGACTAATCAATTTGAACAATGGTTCGCTAAAATGAACGAAGATTTAGCACAAGAACCAACAATTAAAGATGCTGCAACAGAAGCTCCAGCTGCTGAAGTTTCTACAGAGCACGGTGATAGAGATGCAATGATGCATGATATCGATACTATTATGACTTCTTTAGAAACACTTGCAGGTGAATTAAAAGAAGAATTAGAAAGCTTAGATGCAGAGTTAGTTAATGAAGCTGGCGACTCAGTTGCTAAAAAAGCAATTGACTTTATGGTTAGAGCTCCTAAAGCAAGAAAAGCACAAAAGAAAGTTAACGGTCTTAAATTAAAAATTGCAGGTTTAGAAGCGGCTTCACAAAAAGCAGAAGGCGATAAAGCTAAAGCAATTGATTCAAAGGTACAAACTCTTAAAGCACAGGCTAAAGATTTACAGACTCTTGTTGATGATAAAATGAAAGATAAGGGTGAAATTGTTCAAAAAGCACAACACTCTGAAAAGATTAAAGGTCAGATTGAAGTTTTAAAAACAGGTATGGGCGAAGGCAACAAAGAAGATGTTAAAGCTCAAATGCAAAAACTTAATAAAAGACTTAAAGATGAAGAGGCTGCAATCAAAGATTTAGAACCTTCTAAAGAAGAAAAGGCTGCTGTAGCTAAAAAAAATGAAGCTAAAAAAGAATTAATTACTAGAGCGTCTGAAGCTGGTTTAAATGAATTAGCTGAAGAAATCGCTACTAAATTAGATTGGCAGATTGCTGAAGGTACAGCTTTAAGAACAAAATACGATACAATTATTAAAAAGGCAGAGAACGATAACCAATTAAATGAAAGGTTACACGTTTCTGTAAAAGATAGATTCAGAAATCTATTATAATTCAGATTCTGAATTTTTACGAGCCATCTTAAGAAAGTCCTTCTGTTGTTTCAGGAGGACTTTTTTAGCTTTCTTACGAAACTCAATTGATGATTTAACAATCCTTGCGTCTACCATTTTTTGATTAAGATCTTCATGGTACTCTTCATGTACAAAGTTTTCTTGTGAGAAGTCATTGATCTTAGACTTAATAGGTCTACCACTGAACGCACAAACCCAGTCTAAAGTATCATAACTATCTTTTAGTTCATCGATACGTACAAACTCATCTGTGGACCAATCATAATAGAATTTATAATCATGTGTTGCATTTCTCGGCCTGCACAGTTCAAATATAATTTGTAGAAATTGATCGTCTTGTGCCCTATCTTTTAATATAGGATGTTCTAAAAGAAGTCTTCTTTGTTGTTTAGAAATAGAATCATAACGGACTCCATATCTATTTCTTGGATATGGTCCGCCAGTTCTTCTAATATCTGGATACTTCTTGTTATATGCCATATAATATTTATCTGAAACAATATGCCGCTATCAGGATATAACTATCAAACGTTTAGACTATGATTCAAGCACTCTTTACAGAGAAATACAGACCTAAGAACTTAGGTGATTTGATCTTACCAGATCGAGTAATGTCAAAATTCAAAGATGGATTGACACAAAATATGTTATTTGCCGGTTCACCTGGAACTGGTAAAACTTCAACTGCTAAAGCGATTGTGCAGCAGTTTGATTTGCCTTATCTGTATATTAATGCTTCTACTGATACTTCGGTTGATGTGATTAGAACCAGAATTACAGACTTTTGTTCGACTATGTCGATTATGGATGATCGCTCTAAATTTAAAGTGGTTATTTTAGATGAGGTTGATGGTGTATCTGATCAATTCTTTAAAGCACTTCGTGCTACAATGGAACAGTTTGCATCTAATTCTCGTTTTATTGCAACATGTAATTACATTAACAAACTACCAGATCCAATCCTATCAAGATTTGAAGTAATTAATTTTGATTTTGATAAAGAAGAAGAGGCTGAATTGACTAAGAAATATATTCGCCGAGTATATGATATTTGTGGTAAAGAAGAAATGACAATCGAAAAACCAGCATTGGTTGAATTTGTGCGTCGTAACTTCCCAGACCTTCGTAGCACATTGAATAAACTGCAAGGTTATAAGTCACAGGGCACTACAAATATTACAGTAAATGACGTTAAGAAGTTTAACTCAGTGTACAAAGATATCTTTGAGTTAATCTTTAAAGAAACCGATCCTGTAAAGAATTATCAATACCTTGTTAGTGAATATTCTAACAGAGTTGATGATGTTTTACAAACATTAGGTGAAGAGTTTTTTGATTATATTCAATCGGAACAACCTAATGCAACAAAGTTTATTCCACAGATTGCAGTTACTGTGGCTGAACACCAAGCTCAAAGAACATTAGTAATTGATCAAGTCATTACAATGTTGAGCTGTGTGTATAAATTACAAGAAATAGTGCGCCAATAATTTTTTTATGTCACTGGAATTTTGTATATTTGAATATAAAGATCAAAGATATGAAACCAGAGCTTACACTAAGAGAACGAAAGGCGTTACGAATAAAAAATAGATGCAAGAAAGGCAAACATACACCAATTACAAATTCATTTGGTGTAACATGGTGCAAAGATTGCGGTAACTTAATGAAAGGTTAATTATGAAATTAGGTAAACATACTTTACTAATAGACGGAAACTACTTTCTACACAGTAGACTTTTCGTCTTACCACGTAAAAAGGGCCAAAAGCTCTTAGAAAACTTTGACAGCCAAGCACAGTTAATGCGTAAACTATGTATTGACTTTGCATCAGAAGTTCGTAAGATGCGACCTTTCATTGATCAGATTGTTGTAGCAGTTGATGCTAAATCATGGCGTAAAGATCTTTTTCCAGAAGCAGAATATAAAGGTACAAGAACACATGATGATTCAGTAGATTGGTCTGCAGTATTTGATGTGTATAAAGAATTTCAAGATATTCTAGCTAAGCGCGGTGTGGTTATTCACCAAATTAATGGCGCAGAAGCCGATGATGTTTTATTTGGTTGGTCAACTCAACTTAATAATGAAGGGCGTAACTGTATTGTATGGACTGGCGACCGTGACTTAATTCAACTTGTAAACTATAACAATGCAACCGATGCATATACATTATGGTATTACAATTCTAAAAGAACACTCCTAGCGTTCGAAGGCTTTAGTGATATCTTAACTGAGGACACACAAGACGATTATTCTAATGAAGATTTATTGTTCGATATGTCAGCAGGTTTAAGCGCGTCAGGCCTATCTAAGAAGGAATTACGTGTATGGATTGATAAGAATAAAGTTAACGTGCAAGAAGTAAACTGTGATGACTTTATCTTTACTAAGATCTTACAAGGTGATAAGTCAGATAATATTGCATCTGTAGTTACATGGTCTAAATCAACTAAATCAGGCAAGACTATTAACTATTCTATTACAGAACGCCAAGCTAATAAAATCTTAGATCAATTTAAAAAAGAAGAGGGTAATTTCACAATTGATTTATTCTTTAATAAAGATTGTGTTGATAAAATCGTAGATATTATTTATAGAGTTGTTGGTAAATCTAACCACACAGATATTCGAGTTAGATTTAATCAAAACTTAGATCTAATGCTATTACACTTTAACACAATTCCAGATCCTATTCAAAAGGATATCTACAAGAATGTAGAAACAGATTTTGTAACCTTACCAGAACTTACAGTGCTTAATAAGATGGAATCTATCTTAGAAAACACTAAATGGGTAAAAGAAAAAGGCACAACTTCAGCGCCAGGTGGCTATGATCCATTTGCAGGTTTAGAAGTGCCTGAAACAAACACTAAGAAAGAGGTTACAAATACTAAAGGATTATTTTAATGTTAGACGAGACTAAACTGTTTGACTTTGTGAAGATCCTATTCACGAAGCAATCACTATATAAAAATATAAAGCAACATAACAAGAAGCGCCATCAATTTATGATTAACCGCTTTTTTGCTATTAAGTTTCCTACAAACGCAAATGCTTTAAATATTAATGGTATTAATCCAGCCGCAGTTGTTGACGGTTGGTCAATGGTTGCTGCAAGATTTAAGGCAGTGCCTGGCTGGATTTATACTAAAACTAAGAAGTCGAAGGCTAACACAATTAAAGAAAAATATATACCAAGTGACGAAGCTATTAAATTCTTTATTGAGAAGAATGAAATAGGGATGCGTGAGTTTAAGGAGTTGCAGAAATTCGCCAAAGAAGATTTACACCAAACATTGCAACAGATCGAGAAATCAATGAAGGTATATTAATTATGGAATTTAACGGATTACCAACATCAATTGATGTTAAGCTATATAAGTATAATTATGTTGATAATAAAATATGGACACAATTAAAAAATTATACAGATTGGATTGAAGTTCAAGATAATCCAGACTCTATAATCGTACACGCTGATGAAGTTGCCGAGATCTTGGAAGTCTTTTACAAAAGAGATCTACATAGAATTGCAGCAACTGGCGCAGAATTTTTACACAGAACAGTTAACTCTTCATATTTTCTATATAAAATCTTAGATGAAATGCCTAAAGTTGAATACATTAAGTTCTCTTTAGACTTAGATAAGACATATAGCAGAATGGTGGATACTGAAGAAGAAACACTTTTACGCTTTGATTATAAAGTATTGACGATTACACTTAGAATGCACGAATACTTTACAGAGAGCGAACTAAAGATCTTAAATGAGGTTTTAACTGTTAACGGTATATTTGAATCTAATAAGCCATATATACAAGCCAGGCTTTCAGAATTAACAGTTAACGTTGATAAATTAGCAAACTCAGTTGAAGATGATAAGGCCGGAGATTTATTAGCCGGACTAATAGATATTATCGATCCAAAGATTCATAACGATAACCCACTTGTTTTATTAGTAACGGACTATTGATCTTATTTTATCGAATATATAGATAAAATAGATCTACGTTAATGAAATTTTTTAACAATTTAGGTAAGAGAGAAGCACTTGTCTATATTATAATCATTCTATGGGTTATAATGGGTGGATTAACTTTATATAAAAGTGCAGATCTTATTGATTTATCAATTTACTTTGGTTCTCTTACGGCTTATGCAGCAACATATATTTGGTCTGAAACAAGAAGACCTAGTGAGAAGACTGGTATTTTAAAACCAGGCGTGCATTCTAGAAGAGAGCTAATGATTTATGTTATTGTTGTACTTTGGGCTATTGGGGGTATTGCAGCTATCTTTACTAAATCTAATTTAGAAAGTTTAGCTACATACTTTATTTCATTAACAGGTTTTGTTGGTGCTTGGATTGCTGGTGAAAGATATAAACCAGAAGACCATGTAATTAAAAAGAAAACAGAATACCCTATTCAAGAAGAGCAAATATATACAGGGTCTGAATGGGAAGATGATCAAAATAACGAGAATAAAGCATGGTAATAGGTTATACTGCAAATGAATATGGTGATTACTTAATTGCATCACTTAAAGATCCTTACACAGAAGTTGTTAAGATTTTATCATGGGAAATTGTAGCAGGTGTACAAGGTCCTAGGACTCCTGGTTCTGTAAATGTACAGGCAGGTTCAACAACAATTACAGGTAATGCAACTGACTTTACACTTTTACAAGCAGGCGAAAAGATTATCTTAGGTAACACCGAGTTTGAGATTGATACAATCACAAGCCCTTTACAATTAGAATTAACAGTTGCTCCTGATTTTACAACAACCGAGTTGGAATTTTATTTAGCAGTTAACGAAAATAACTATTTTACATACGAATATAGATGGTCTGATACGGGTCAACAATTTTCTGAATTTAGAGAATTAAACAATACTCAAGCGTTTGGTGATTTATTATCATTGACGTTTGATCCTACAAAACCATTATACTTAGACGTTAAAGCTGAAGTGGCTGCACTTTCTGCTGGTAATTCTATTTCGTTTATTAGCTGGAATTTTACATACGAAACTCAAGCTGGTCAAATTGAATCTTGTCCACAATTTTGCGTAGAATGTACGGATCCATTTGCATTTGATGGCTGTGCTAATATTGAAGTTTCATGTGATGAAAACTTATTCCAACCATATAACTTAACTAAGAGCGAAACAGTTTACAAACAATTAGTTAATATTACTAATGATATCTTTGGCCACACTGTTCAATATTTTAGAACAGAGCCAGATAAAAGAACTGAAGATGTAATCTTAAAAGAGTATTCTTTATTCAATGTAGTTGATAAGAAAGACTTAAAGATTTTAGTGCCAGATAACGAATTCCCAGAAGAGAATCCAACATACGATATTTTCGGTATGGAATTTGCAGAGTTTGAAGTACATATTACTGCAGCTGAATTCGAAAAAGTATTTGGTCAGGGTAAAAAGCCACGTAACTTAGATTACATGTACATTCCATTAATTAATAGAATGTATGAGATCAGCTCGATTGGTTTATCTGATGAATTTAATCATACACATTCATACTACAGAGTTAAATTAGTTAAGTATCAAGATCGTTCTGCTGTAATTAAAAATAACTTTGAAGATGCTACAGATTCATTAATTACTGGAGTTGAAGAAGTATTCGGTGAAAAGCAGGCTGAGGAAATGGAAAAGGACACAAATCCTCAACAATTCCAAACAGTTTCAACTTCATATAGAGATGGTATTAGAACGTTTGTTGATAGATCTTTAACTATTATGGACTATGATCTAAAGAACAGATGGACTGTAGTTTCTAAAAACTATTACGAATTAACAGACATTAAAAAGAATAATATTGCAGTTGAATATGCAGTGCCTTCTAAATTAGCTTCAGAAAACAATTTAGCAGTTTCTTTATGGTTTAACCCGCAGTTTACTGCAGCAGATACTGGTGAATATATGCTATTTGGTGATATGGCTGCACTAACAGGCTTTAAAGTCTTTTTAAGTAATTCAGAATTAAAGGTAGTTGTTAACGGTGTGGATTATATCTTTACACATGGTATGGCATTACAAAATGGCGAATGGTATGGTTTAATTCTGAATATTAATAATAAATTCTTACAAATCGGCACTTCTATTTACAGATTAGATCAAGCAAATAATAGAGGTACAACATATCCGAATAGACCACAAGATTCTTCAAACAACTTAATTGAAGAGTTTTCAGAAACTAAAGATATTGGTCAACCACTAGTATGGACTGCAAATTCTAATTATGCACTAAGAGGCGGTTCAATTTACATGACAAATATTAGAGTATTTGAAAAAGTAGTAGAATACGAGCAACATCACAACGTCTTAAATCAATATGTTGTTAGAGATAATCAACTGTCTCAGCTTATTGATAATGCAATTCCAAGTTTAGGTTACCAAAGGTTTAAGAACGCCAGATAATTTTGATATATAACTTATATTAAAATAATATTATATTATGTCAGATAAAAATATCAAGTCTCAGGCTGAAGATATTAGAAAAGAGCTGGATGAATTAATTGGTGATAATAGTACAATTGAAGAAACAATTGAAACAGATCCACAACTTCCAGCCAAACAAGAATCAAATCTTCCAAGTTTTACAGAACTAAAGGGTGGTGCAAGTAAAAAGGCACAGAAAACGATTACTTCATTAATGCGTTTTTATTTAGATGCTGATATTATTGAGAAGGACGAATATATCCAGGCTAAAAAGAAGATTGATGAAATGACAATGTCTTCATTAATTTATCAATTACAAGCAGGCGAAAGAGCCTTAACAACTTTATTACAAACAATTGAAGATGGTGAACTAGCACCTAGAATGTTTGAAGTACTTGCAACCTTACAAAAATCAATGTTAGATATTATTAAATCTCAAACAATGTATTTAATGGCAGCTGAAGAAGGTGCAAAAAGAATTGCAAGAGATATTGAATTATATCGCAAGCGTGATGATGTTCGTGAAATCGAAGAGGCTGGTGGTTCTGCAGGAGACACAACTCAAAGGGGTACAAAAGACTTAATGCGTATGATCCGTCAAGGTATTGATGGTGAAACTGATATTGAGGACGTTGAAATTACAGAAGAATAATGAGCGATTACGTAGGAGATAATAGATGGATTCCAAAGGGCGAAAGCGCTGAAGAGGCTTCTAAACTTATCTGGTCGACTAAAGCAATCAATGAATTAATTGCTGCGATGGATAAAGGTTACAGGCCTAAAGTGCCTATGCCGTTTTACGAAGGTAAACAATTTCTTAGAAGGGGTAATATCGTATTCGAATATACTCAAGAAGAAATTGAAGAGCTAACAAGATGTGCAAATGATATTGTATATTTTGCAAGTAAATATGCCGTAGTAATGACCGATGAAGGTATTAGAAACGTAAAGCTACGTGATTATCAAGAAGATTTATTAAGAGATTTCCAGAATGAAAGATTTAATATCGTTCTTGCATCTCGTCAGATGGGTAAAACCGTAACTGCATCTATTTTCAATGCGTGGTATTTGACATTTAACTACGATAAAAATACACTACTATTAGCCAACAAATCAGATACAACAAAAGAGATTATTGATAAGGCTAAAGTTGTAATTGAGAACTTACCATTCTTTATGAAGCCAGGTATTCTTAAATATGACGTTATGAATGTTAAGTGTGATAATGGTTGTAGACTTGTAGGTCAGGCAACTACTGCAAAATCAGGTATTGGTTTTACGATTCATAACCTATACATTGATGAGTTTGCGCACATTCACCATACTATCGTAGATACATTCTATGAAAACGTTTATCCAACGCTTTCAGCTTCTAAGGTTTCAAGGATTAATATTACTTCAACGCCAAACGGCTTTAATAAGTTCTATGAGATTTATGCAGCGGCTGAAAAAGGCAACAATGAATATAACGCTACTAGAATTGATTGGTGGCAGCATCCGGACAGAGATGATGACTGGTTTAAGAGAGAACTTTCAAACTTAGGATCTGAAGAGGCATTTAATCGCCAGTATGGAAATGAGTTTACAAGTTCATCTACGTTATTATTAAGTCCAGGTACAATGAAGAACTTAAGAAAGAACGCACAAAAATTTGAGTGGTATGATTTTGAAGAGTTTGAAAATATTCATATTGACACTAAAGGCTTTTTAGGCTTTGATCCAGAATGGGATGTTGAAGATGCTGCGAATAGTCAAAGATATTATCTGTTCTCAGTAGATATTGCTGAAGGTAATGGCGGTGACTATTCTGTGATCAATATGTTTGAAGTTGAGCCAATGGAAGATAAAGATATTGAAAACTTTGTCAGCCCACAGGCAATGTACGACTTCTTTAAATTAAGACAAGTTGGCGTATTTAAGTCTAATGAACATCCAATTGAAGACTTTGCGAAAATACTTTACACATTAGCATGTGATGTATTCTACCCTGAGAACTTAAAAATGGTAATCGAATACAATACATACGGTTCGATTCTATTACAATATTTAAGAACTGTATTCCCAGGTAGAAATGAATTTGAGGATGAAATGGTTTTAAGATTTAAGCACAGACATGATGCAAGAACACTAAAACCAGGTATTAGATTAAAGGCCGATAATAAATCTGTATTCTGTCAAAACTTTAAGAAATTAATTGAAATGAATAAACTATCAATTAAAGATGTGGATACAGTACAAGAGGCAAGTTTATTTGGTACATTAAGAAATGGTTCTTACGGTGCACAAATGGGCCACGATGATATTATCATGACAGCAATTACGGCAACTGAGTTTTTCGGCACAACGGATTATGCTGATTATGTTGAAGAACTATTAGATATTATAGAACCTGAAAAACATACTTTAATGGAAAAGGTTCTGTATCAAGACAATGACGTTTCGGGTGATTTACAGTATGATATTTATGACTTACTGTGATATTATTCGATAGTATAGCAGATATATAATAAAAGCAAAAAATATAAAATTAAAGAAATTATGGCATTATCTCCACAATTATTGCAATTTAAATCAAGTGGTGTTTACCGTTTAGAGTTTGATAAGTCGGTTACGACAAGCTTAAACGTTGAAACACTAAGACTTGTAGTGGGTCACTCAAAAAGAGGTCCATATAACACACCTGTATTAATTAGCAATGCAGATGAGTTTATTAATGTATTTGGTTCAATTGACAGATCATTAGAGAAGAAAGGTATGTTCTTCCACAGATCTGCTTTCGAAGCTCTTTCAAGAGGTCCAATCTTAGCATTAAACTTAAACTCATTTACAGAAGCTGATAAAGCATCTTATGCTTCTTTAGTATCTAACGGTGCAGTTGATTCTATTTCAGCTGTTGCAGATGCTCAAAAGCCTTACGCTGAATTCTTCGATACAGATAAGTTTATGACTCCTTCTGATGCTGCTGTTTTAGGCTCAGTTTCAGTTGATGACAACCACTTATTACATTTTGTAAACATCAAACAATCAGGTATTACTGTTATTGTTAGACAGGCACAAGATGTTAAAGAATTTGAAATCACAGCAAGAGAATGGTACGGTGAAGGAAACGTTCCTGCACACTTAAATGATTTTGATTACGTATCAGATTATATGATTGACGTATTCGTATTCAAAGGCGAATTTAACGCTGCTCAAATGGCTAACGATCCAGTATACAGCGCTTACTTCTCTGCAGATGGTTTAAACAAAGAATTATTAGATCAATTTGCAAACTTAAGACAAGTTACTTTAGAAGCTAAATACACTGGTTCATTATTACCAGGATTTAAAGATTTAGAAGGTAGAAACTTATACATTGAGTCTGCAATTAACAATGAATCAAGAAGAACAGGTTTATTCTGTGCAGTTAACGAAGATTCAGTATTAGAAGGTAACTTAGATTTAGTAGGTCATACTTACGATGCTGATCAAGATTACGAATTATTATCTCACGTAGTTAAGCAATCAGTTGCAACAACTGAAGTTACATTACCAGCAGGTTCTCCATTCGTAGATCCAACTGCAACAACATATAACGTTACAGATTCTTCTATTACAAGTAATGGCGGTCTTACAAATAACGCAGTTTCAATTGACGGTGATGTTTCTGCAGATTTTACAGCTGGTTCAGACTACTTAAAATTAGCAGACGGCTCATACACGGTTATTACTGGCGTAAACTACAACGTTAGCCAGCCTCTTAAAACTGTACTACAGACTGCAGCCGCTTCTTCACTAGATGCACAATATGCTGTAACAGGCGCAGGTACTTTTGAAATTTATGATGGTTTAGGTACTCCTGCAGTTCCTGGTGTAACTACATCTGTTTCAACTGATACATTAACATTATCAAATTACGACGCAACTGCAATTTCATCATTTGTTGCTGGCGAATACTTAGAAGCTGCAATAGCAGGTGAATATGTTAAAATCTTATCAGTTTCTTTTGACGGTGCTGCAAACGAAACAACAATTGTAGCTGAAGGTAATATCGCAGCATCTTACGATGGTATTGATACTACTAATGCAGCAGTTGACGTTGAAAAATACGCAGTTTCTCAAGGTAGAGTAATTGAAGAAGCATTTGCTGGCGCAACTTACGCAGCAGCAGGTTCTTTATTCACTTTAACTTACGGCGCTGGTTTAGCTCCTGCATCTATCTCATTATCAGCTGGTGATTATGTACAAGCTGAAGAAACTGGTAGATTAGCAAAAGTTAAGAGAATTGCTAAATCAGGTGATGTTTACACAGTATACTGTGACGTAAATGTTCCTGCAGCATGGGGTGGCGAATATGTTAAGTCATTTGAAAACGCTTCATCAGTTTATAAAACGTTTGTATTATCAGGCGCTCAATTAGCTGATAAAGAAATTTCAGGTGCATTATCAGTTCTTAACGGCGGTTCAGGCTTATACGACGCTTTAGTTGATAAAGATATGATCGAGTTCAGATACATTGTAGATACATTTGCATCTCACGATTCAACAGGCATCTTAAACAAGAGACAATTATCTAACTTAGCTAAGGACAGACAAAATGCTTCAGCAATCTTAAATGCACCAACAGTTGCAGACTTTAAAGCTTCAGCTAACCCATCTTTCACAGATGCTAACGGTACATTTAAAACACAATACATTGCAGACGGCGGTAACTTAGATAAAAACCCAACAGCATTATACACATTACCATCGATCAACGAAGGTGCTAACTACGCATTCTACTACGGTCCTGGTTTATTAGTATCTGATAACGGTAAAGATATCGTGGTTCCAGCAGCAGCTTACGTATCAAATAACTATATTGATAAGTACTCAAGCGCGTTACCATGGTCAATCGTTGCAGGTCCAAGAAGAGGTGTTGTTTCAGGCACAAATGTAAAAGGTGTTGAATACGCATTCGATAAAGCAGATAGAGATATCTTAGAGCCATTTGGTATTAACCCAATCGTTTTCCAAAGAGGTGTAGGTTTAACTATCTTAGGTAACAAAACTGCACAGCAGTCAGTTAAATCAGCTTTATCTTCTGCACACGTTAGAGAAGGTTTAATTTACATCCAAGAGGGTATCGCAGATATCTTAAAGGACTACGTATTTGAATTTAACAATACACAAACAAGATTAGAGATTAAAACTTTAGCAGATTCATTCATGGAATCAGTTAAAGCTGATGGTGGTGTATATGACTTCAAGAATATCATGGATCAAACTAACAACACGGATGACGTGATTGATAACAACTTTGGTATTATTGATACATACGTAGAGCCAGTTAAAGGTTTAGAAATCGTTGTTCACAGAACTACAATTCTAAACACTGGTGAAATTCAATCAGGAAACTTTAACTAATAAGTAGAATATATAAAAAAATATAAATAATTTAACATGGCTTTACCACATTATTCACAAGACCAAACTTCGAGACAAGGTAGACAATTCGAGCCAGTTCAGGCAAACTTATTTGAGGTAACTGTTTTACCTCCAGCAGGTGTTGCGGACGCTCCATTAATGCTACAACACGTTAACTCGATCGGTGGTTTAGATTTATACAAAGAAGTGGCTGCAGTTGAACAGAAATATAAGTTCTCAACAAGATCTTATGCAGGTATGCCAGATTCAACTACAGTTGATGTTAATATCAACTTCTCATTAAACTTAAACGATGCAAATCAAGCATACTTATACAAAACTTTAAGACAGTGGTATAACAACCAGTACGATCCACAAACAGGTGCGATGGGTCTTAAAAAGGATTACGTAGGTACAATTGTTATCGTACAGTTTAACAGAGCTGGTGATATTTACAGAACAGTAACACTAGAAGATTGTTTCATTACTTCAGGTCTTCCATTCACAAATGAATTATCTTACGAAACTACTGAAGCTCAAGCTTTAGAAGTAACGTGGAGATGTGATACTTGGAAAGAAGTTTTAGCATAATTTAATAAAGAGGGAGGATTGGCAGAGTCCGATCTTCCCTTTTTTATGAAACAAAAACATAATATGTTGATATAATATTAATAATAATGGATAAATTAACTAAAAAATTACAGGTTCTATTATCTGAAGACGAAGTTACTTCAATCAATAGAATCATCTTAAACGACGCTATCGAAGGCGGTGAAAGACCTGTGTCTGTATCAGCATTCATTAGAAACGTTATAAGAAAAGAGATCGAACTAAGAAGTGATTCGATCAAAGAGTGGAAGAAAGATAATATTAAGAAACTTAAAGACAAATAATAAATGAGCGAAGAAAATAACCTTGAAGAACAATATAAGAATATTGTTGAAAATCAAGAATCAGCGCAAGAAGAGCCTACCAATTTAGGTAAAGTTAATATGGATAGGTTCAATAGAACTGAAGCACAAGATGCTGATTTAGCATTGGGCTACCACAACATTAACGTTACACATTTACCTTCTGCAGGTATGTTCTACCCAGAAGATATTCAAATTTCTATTAGATCAGCAAAGGTTTCAGAGATTAGACACTTTTCGTCTATTGATGAAACTAATGTATTTGATGTAGATCAGAAATTAAACTATATTCTAGAAGAGTGTACTCGTGTAACAAGTGCTAAGAAAAGATTATCATATAAAGATCTTTGTGAAGAAGATAGATTCTTTGTAATTCTTTCAATTAGAGATCTAACGTTCCCAGAACCAGAATCTAAATTAACAGTTGACCACGTTGATAAGAAAGGTAACAAACACCAAGTAGATATCGATAAAGAATACTTTGATTACTTTAAGATTCCTGAAACGCTTGATAAGTATTATGATGCTGAGCGTAAATCATTTATGATTGAAACTAAATCATTTGGTACAATCGAAATGAGACCTCCTTCAATTGGTGTAATGCAGAAAATGACTGCATATATCCAAGATCGCCAAGAGAAGAAGGAAAAGATTGATCAGTCGGTACTTCAAGTGATGCCTTACATGGTTTCAGAATGGAGAGGATTTACAGATAAGGATATTTTTAAGTTTGAAATGGAAATGAATGGATGGTCTAATAAGAAATTCAGCTTGATTTATAAGTTAGCAGAACAAATGAAAATCGGCATTCAACCAGATATGAGAGTGCCAATCGGGGACGATGTGGAGGTCGTCCCAATCGGGTTTCGCGACGGCATCAAGTCAATTTTCATTGTTCAAGATATCGCTGGAGAACTTCTTTAAGACGAAGTTTTACATCTATCAAAACCTGCATATTCAACCTTCAGAACTGGAGAGAATGGAGTATTATGAATTCCATTATCTAGTCAAAGATTTAATTGATTACTTGAAAAAGCAGAATGATGCTAATCAAGGTCAAAATGATCAAGTTGGTGATGTGATGGGTAGAATGAAGATGCCAAACATGAAAATGCCGAATATAAAGGTGCCAAAATTATAGATATATAATCTATAATAAATAGAGACGTCAATGCATGAAGGTATTATTAGCTCCTTTACAAAGATTAGGTAATTTAATAGAAGAACAGAATGAAAAGATTAATGAAATTCATTCTGTTCTTACTATTGACCTAGTTAAAGCTTCAGAAGATAGCCAAAAGGAATTAGCCCAACAAACTTTATTACTATCAGATATTAAAACCCTATTAGCAATTCAAGTTAAACAGGGTGAATTAGAAAGAACTGAACGTTCTAAAGGCGGTAAGTTTAAGATGCAAATGCCAAATATGAAAGGTGTTGCATCAATTGGTCTTGCAGTAATTTCTATGGCAGCAGCTTTAGTTATTGCCGGAGCATTCTTCATGTTTATGCCGGTCTTAAATCCACTAAAACTATTATCTGCACTAGCAGTTGCTGGTGTTATATACCTAGCCGCTCCTGCGTTTGTTAAAATCGCAGAATCACTTTCTAAATTAAAGGGCGGTGGTAAAGGTGAATTAAACCCAGAGAATCCATATTCAGCCCTTAAAGATGGTATGGGAGTTGTTACTTCTATGATTGGTATGGCAGCCGCGCTAGTATTAGCAGGTGCTGTATTATTCTTTATGCCAACTCTTAATCTTAGAGCATTAATTGGCGCGGCCATTGTTGCTGGTGTTTTATATTTAGCTGCAGATCCTTTTGTTAAAACTGTAGAAGCCTTATCTAAATTAAAGGGTGGTGGTGTAAAAGGTGTTGGCGGCACAGATATAAAATCTATGATGCAAATGATGGGTATGGCATTACTATCAATGGTTGGTATGGCATTGGCTATTGTATTATCAAGCTGGATATTTATGTTAATGCCTAATCTAGAAATTGGTAAGATGTTAGGTGCTTTTGCAGTTGCAGCTGTTTTATACATTGTTTCTATTCCTTATGTTAAGATTTTAAAAGCATTAAAGAGCGGTAGGGTAGGTATTAAAGAAATAGGTATGGCAGCCCTAGCCCTACCATTAATTGCATTAGGCGTTGTTGCAGCCGCTTGGATATTCCAATTATTACCTGGTAATTTTGTGGCTCCGCCATGGCAATGGTCACTAGAAGCAGGTTTAGCGCTATTAGTATTCGGTGTACCATTTATGATAATTGCAAAGATGGGTCAAAGGGTTAGTATGAAGGGATTATTAATGGCAACTATAGCAGCTCCTTTAATTGCAATAGGTATTTTAGCTACTGCATGGATTTTCCAAATTCTACCAAGTGAGTTTAAAGCTCCACCACTTGAATGGTCTACTGCAGCAGGTCTTGGAATCTTAATGTTTGCAATTCCATTTATGATTATTGGTGCACTTGCAACAGCAATCACACCAGTTGGTTTACTTTTAGGTGCTGCTGGTATTATTCTTATTGCTGCTTCAATGTTCGTTGTTGCATGGATCTTCTCGGCACTTCCTGATCTTTCGGCAATTGCTAAGAATTTTACAGATGCAATTATGTATCCAATTAACGCAATGATTGATGCTTTAGTTAGAGTTAAAGAAGAAATTGGAATTGAAAATTTATTACCATTAGCAGGTGGTTTATTTGCAGTTGCAGGTGGTTGGTTAGCTCTTGTTGCTGCCTTAGCAGGTCAAGCAGCTGGTGGTTTATTCTCATCTGTTGCTAATTTAGGTTCATCTATTATTGATGGTATTGGATCTCTTTTCGGCGCTAAAAAGACTAAAACACCAATTGAATTATTAGATATGTTAATTGGTAGAACTGCAGGTATTATTGCATTAGCAGACCCAATTAAAACGATTGGTGTTGAATTTGCTAAAGTAGCTTTAAATACTAATGCAGTAATTAAAGGTATGGGCGCAGTCTTACAATTAGCTGATAATTCAGATGAATTAGAAGAGGCTGGTAAAGCAATGACAGAAATTGGTCAGGCTTATAAAGCAATTGCAGATGCTTCTAGAATTATGAATGTGCCAGCAATTGAGGCTTCAGCTAGAATGTTTGAGGCTATTGCTAAAATCGCTGAAAATGACGGTGAAGATGCAATTACAGTTCTTGCTAGAGAATTAATGAATGCAGTTCAAGAGCTTTCAGAGACTGTTGAAAACTTAGAAAAAGTAAGTAAAGAGCAAGGTGCCGCAAGTAAGAGTGCAATTGAATCTGCGCTTGAGAAGATGAAAGACACAATCTTTAGCGCTAAGAAGAAAGCAGGCGGTGGCGAAGAAGCAGAAACTGCAACTATCGCAGACGTTGTGTTAGCTATTGAAAACCTTGAATCTAGATTAGATCTTCCGATAAAGGTTAAGGGCAACGCATACGGCGCTTAACTGAAACTTTTATAAATTACTTTATATAATTTTTAAACACGAATTATATGATTATTACAACTCTACTTATTATTGTTTTGTTCGCTCTATTAATTATTGAAGGAGTTAATATAAAACGATTATACAAAGGCCTAGATAACTATGAAGAGAGTGTTGATGATTTACACAAACAAATCATTGCACAGGGCAGACTACATCAAAATACAAGAAAGGATATTGATGCTATTATATCTAATATGCAGAATAACTCAAATGATGAATTAGAGGCGCGTATAGCTCGTCTTGAAAATAGTCTTAATAAACATGTTGAAGATTTAGATCGAGTGGCTGGAGCGGTTGACGTGGTTGAGACTAGAGTTGCTGAATTGGCAGTGCTTATTGAGAATACAATTAACGATTTAAATAGACTTAAATCATGAGTCCAATTCAAGTAAAGCCAATCGGCTGGGTAACTACAAGTACGTCTAACAATATTATTAACTACGTTTATACACAAACTAAATAATAGTGAGAAAATTTTACTTATTATTAGCACTTCTTTTAAGCTTTACAGCGTTTTCACAAGGTGAATTAACTAAAGTCAGAACACCAATCTTTGAAGTTTATTATTCACAAGATTATGAACAGCCTGTAATTTTAACTTATGTTGTTGATTGTTGGGATGGCCAACATTCAAGATCAGGTTTAGATTTTTATAAAGTTCAAGGTATTAAAACATCTAGTAATGAAGACTATTATAAAAATGTATGGGATAAGGGGCATTTAGCTCCTGCTGCTGCATTTAGTTGTGATTACGAAGAGCTTAAAGCTACATTCTCTTATTTAAATTGTGCACTACAACATGAGGATTTAAATAGAGGTTCTTGGAAGTATTTAGAAGCTAAGGAAAGACAATTAGCATCACAGTATGGAAGCGTTACTGTTCAAATTAGGGTGCATTTCGATAATAGTCAAAGAGTGTCAGGTGGTGCAATGATCCCGTCCGGCTTTACAAAAACAATAAAGTTAGTAGATAATAATCAACTTGTAGAATTAGTATATTACTTTCCAAATAATGGGTTTGTAGATCGTCGAGCTGATTTTGAAGATTATAGAATTAAATAATTAAACATGGAAATAAACAAGAATTTTAAGATTGAAGGGTTAATTGAATTTCAGCCAAGAGTATTTAAAGATAGTCGCGGTCAATTTATCGAAACATTTAACGAAGATACACTAAGAGATCTTGGATTTACAGAACATTTTAAACAAGATAATCAAAGCATTTCAAAAAGAGGATCTTTTAGAGGGATTCATTTACAACAAGATCCATGGGCTCAAGGTAAATTAGTTAGAGTTGCAAAGGGCAGTGTAATTGATTTTGCTGTAGATTTAAGACCAAATTCACCAACGTTCGGACAATGGGAAAGCATTGAGCTTTCAGCAGAGAAGGGTAATCAGTTTTGGGTTCCTGCAGGTTTTGGCCATGCATTTGTTGCACTTGAAGATGATACTATCTTTTGTTATAAGTGCACTGAGGTTTATGCACCAAATCACCAGGTTTCTATTCGTTGGGACGATAAAGATCTTAATCTTAAGATTCCAATTCCAGCAGACGAACTTGAGATCTCAGAGAAAGATCAACAAGGCATGTATTTAGTAGAGTATGCACGTGAATACCATTCGGCTCTTTAATGGATGCATTCGTCCTAAAGATAAGCTTTGCATACGCTATTATTGCAAGGATGTATAGGTTATATAAAAAGTCTAAGCAACCAGACCGTATTGAAGTTTATTTACCAGAAGGTATTAAATTTCTATTAACATGGACATTCATTTATTTGTTTACAATAATATTTGGGGCAACCATGGACGCAATTGGAATTATTTTTAATAAAATATTTTAGTTTAGATTTTTTTATATCACCGGAATTTTGTATATTAGTATACAATCAAAAAATAAACACATGGAAAAATTAAACACAGTTTTAGCAGCAATCGCAGTGACAATGCTCGCAGTAATTATTTTGGCTTGGCCAGTTCAGCTGCTTTGGAACCTTTCATTAGTGCCGGCTATTGATGGTGTAAATTACATTACATTTTGGCAAGCGCTTGGAATTAATGTTTTAGCTTCTATCTTATTTAAGACTTACGGAGCAACCCCTAAGAATGATTAGAAAAGCATCTGAAATATTTAAGTCCTGGCAAACTTCGTTTAACCCAGACCACCAACAGGCTGAACTAGCTAAAGCTCGCGCAGAAATTTGCAACACTTGCGAATTTAAAAAATCAGTGCCCTTTGATCATTGCGGAGCTTGTGGTTGTCCGTTACAAAAGAAGATTTACTCACCTAGATTAAACGCGTGTCCACATCACAAATGGACAGAAGTCGAACAAAGGTATTTGCTCGATAAATAATTTACAGTCTCCGATACTCACACACTACAAGGAAATTTTTATAGGACGTTTTATTTTTATGGTACTCAAACATTATTTACAGCGCCCCTTACTTGAAAATATCAAGAACTTATGGGCCCAACTTACAGCCTGGCAGCGCGCCCAGAGAAACACAACACCCCAGAGTGGACCGTATCATGCCCCGGCGGATTATCATAAAGTCTTCGAGGACCGGTTTGAAAAATTAGACTGGGAAACTTGGCGCACCGGCCACCCTTGGGGAAGAAACGTACACCCAGATTGGCAGTGGAAATGGTGGCCACATCAGTCTGAGTTGACGAAATACCGAGTCTTATATCCAACGCCGGATGGTTTAGCATTAGAACTGAGAAACTTCCCAAGAACTTTCAACAAATCAGAACTGCCTAAATGGCAACAGGCCGGCGCGAAGCTCGATCAATGGACAGCGGATTATGCAATGGGCTGCATCAGTACAAAAAAGTCCTATCAATATGGTTGGTTTGAAGCAGAGGTAAAAATCCCTAATGGTAAAGGCCAATGGGCAGCCTTTTGGTTAAGTGGCTCAGAAAGCTGGCCGCCGGAAATAGATGTATTTGAAACGTATCACAGACCGGGCGAAAAGCTATGGGCCAAGCCGAATGTGCACTTTGGCACTGGTAATCATTGGACAGAAGGCAAGCGCGACATGGGTCAACCATTAATCCCGTTGAAAAACGCTCCTGATAGATGGATTAAATATGCAGTGCATTGGACGCCAGATTTTATTAAGTTCTACTATGATGGCTATTTAGTACAAGAGTTTACCAATAAAAAGGCCATTGAACAAAACAGGGCGCCGCAATACATTATCTTAAATAACGGTTGTGAAAATCCAAAAGATCTTGGTTTTGAACCAGCTGAAACTTTTATGCTAGTCCGCAATATAAAAGTATACCAAGATCCAAAGTGGATCGATATGGTTTAAAAAAAATATAAAAGATATTATGGATTTAATGAAAAGGATTTGGGGTGTAATTAGTGCAACAGTTGCTAAATACATTCCTTGGATGGGACCAGTATCATGGTTAGCTTTAGGCACGTATGTACTTGGCTTCTTATTAGGTAGCGAAGGTGATTTGTATGGCACTGCATTTATGATCGTATTCTGGCTAGTAGGTGCGTACATTTTTGACGGCTACTCTAAAATGAATAACCGAAACGATGAAACAGAAGGTAATTAACGCTACCTATCGTAAAGACAGTCAAACATTTCCGGACTGGTTAAAATACGAGGTAGAGTTATTAAACGAAGACGGTAGTACTGAAAAAATCCCGGCTTATGGCAAGGATTTACAAGATGCTTTAAGTCGTGTAGTACATGATAAAAAAGTAGTTGAGGTTGAGAAACGAGCAAAACGAATTCCAGATTTAGTCTGGGTTGTTTTATGGTTTGGATATGTTCTGGGTTGGACTTTGTTAACCTATGAATTATCACCATGGAACAGTTTTAACGGCGTATTTTTCGTAAGCGGTATTGTATTAATTACAGGTTTAACATTGTGGATTAAATCCTGGTTTAGAATGCGAAATGTGAATCAGCAATGAATGCCATGACCGTTTGGGAAAATATAATCGTTTGGTCTATAGTTATTCTATGGAATGGATATTTAATTTATAAAATGCGTAAAGAAGATAAAAATGGTAAATAAACCTTATTTCGAACAAAAATTAACTTACACAAACGACACACTTTTAGACGAAAATGGTAATGCTGTCATGATGGAATGGGAACGTGAAATCATGCGACGTCAAGCAGCAACAGTCTGCCAACGAGGTGGTAGAGTGCTTAACATTGGCCATGGTATGGGTATTATTGATTCTTATATTCAAGAACATGATAATATTACAGAGCATTGGATTATTGAACCACATCCGGATGTGCAAAAACACATGATGGAAACCGGTTGGCTTGAAAAGGCTAAATGTATCTTTAAGCCTTGGCAAGAAGTAATTAATTATCTGCCGAAATTTGATGGTATCTATATTGATACATGGGATGAAGATCTTACACCTTTCTATATTCAAGCACAGTGGTTACTTAAACCTAATGGTGTAATGTCTGTGTTTAATAATCCAAGAGCCGACGAACAAGGTTTACATATGGATCCTCGTGAGTGGGCTGCTTTTAAGACTTGGGCGAACATAGAGTTTGAAACTTTTGAAATCCCTTATATTACACCAAACGAACATCAAAGAACTGATGGTAATTATTACTGGGATAAAAATCAAAAGATCTATTACAACCCAACAATTACACATAATCAACAATCACAACAAGCTGCTTGGAGAGTTGAAGCGGAACAGTATATGAAAGATAACTATAACGCTGATTTACAAGGAAAAAGATTATAATGCAACTTATTACAACACACCCGATCAAGAAAAGTGATTTAGGGTTTCATGCCAATCTTTTCGGTGGTAAACTTCTTGCATGGTTAGATGCTGCAGCGGCAGCATATGCTATGGAAGTATGTGATACACCAAGAATGGTTACGGTTAAGATTGATGAATGTATCTTTAAGAAACCGGCTAAAGAAGGTCAGTTACTTAAAATGTACGGTAAGGTTAAAGACATAGGAACAACATCAATTACCATGTATCTTGAAGCCAGGGCACATAACGTATATTCAGGCAGTCAAACAGTAATTTTATCAACTAATATTAAATTCGTACGTATTGATGAGAATGGAGATCCTATTCCAATCGCCCAACGCGTTAAAGACAAATTCAAATGAAAAAGTTAAAAGAATACAATGAATATCCAAATCCATTGCAGTTTGCAGCTGGATTTTTAGTAATGATCTTACCATCGCTTGTAATCGCGAGCGCTTTAATTATATTTTCATAATGAAAAAACTATTATTACTTTGTGCTTTAATTAGTACATTTACACTCCAAGCATCTCATATTCTTGGAGGGATTATTCAAGTAGCACAAACCAGTCCTGATTCAACTTCAATTGGGCTGTATGTAGTTTCTGACCAGTTCCCAACAATGCCAACGAACGTATCAGTACAGAAATGGGCCATGAACTCACAGGGCTGGTATGAATTAGATGGTTATGTAACTCTTGATAAGATTACAACAGGTACACACCAGGGCTTCAATACAGCGATGTATGTAAGTGACTATCTAAACCTTGATTCAAACAAGTATCGTTTTATTTATACAAACTGCTGTTGGCCAATCCTAAATAACTCATCTAATTCAACAAGCTCAGATGTGGTTATTTCAGCAGATTATTGGCACGTTCCAAATAACACAACGCCATTTATGGAGCAACCGCTTTGGGTAAATGTACAGTCAAACGCTGTTAATTCAATGAAACCAGTTTGGGGCATTTATAATTGCCATTTTACAAACCCGGATGGCGATTCAGTTAACTTGCATTTAACCGATATTTACTCATCATATTCAAATGGCGTCTTTGTACCTCAAGTACAAAGCTCAAATAATGTTTTAGCGGATAATGATTCAATCACATTTGTTGGAACAAACCTAGGGTCTCACGGTTACGGCTTCCAAATTGATAAGTATCGTAACGGTTATTTAATGACAACACAAAGAATTCAATGGACCTTTATTGTGCGTAGTTCAACTGTTGGAATTGAAGAGAATGAGATTGAAAAAGAAGTCTTAGGTATATGGGATTGGCAAGGTCGTTATATTCAAAAAGATATAGAAATGCTGCCGGCCAATAGATTATATTTAATTAGATATAGTGATGGCTCCTATGATAAAGTCTTTTTAATGAAACAAAACTAGTACTTTTTGTATAATTAATAAGACATTATGAAAATAGATTGGTACACACAAATCGGACAATTTTTAATTATTCCTACAGTTAAGGTCACATTCGACCGTACATTAAATGGTAGCTATGAGATTATTTTTGCATGGGGAGCCTGGGGAATAGCAATTCAATTTTAATTATGGGTAAATTATACAGAAATAAAAGAACGGGCAGGATCGCTGGCGTTTGTGCCGGACTGGCATATCACTTTAGCGTCGATGTTGCTTTAATTAGAGCAGGATTCTTAATCGCATTTATATGTGGTTGGGGATTATTAGCTTATCTTGCACTTTGGATCGTAACTCCAAAACTAACATATAACAAATATAGAAAATAATGCCAGAATTAGCAGAGCTTAAACTAACCGCAGATTACGTAAACGAAGTAGCTAAAAATGAAAAATTTGTAGCTGTTAAAAAGAATCCAGAACATAAAGGTGATGAATTAAACATTCCTTTTAGAAAGTTTAGGATTAGAGCCGAAGCACGTGGTAAAGAATTAGTTCTTGCAATTTTAGATCGTGACAGCGATCAGATCATTCCTATTCGTATGACTATGGGAATGTCTGGCCATTTTAAGATAACAAATACTGGTAACGAACCAAAACATGCGCATCTTAAATTCTATACAGATGATGGTGTTACTTTAAGCTTTGTAGATGTTCGTAGATTTGGTAAATGGAAGCAAGGAGTTTGGTGGAGTGAAAACCGTGGACCAGATCCAGTTACGCAACCACGTGAATTCTTCTTAAATGTAATGACTAATCTTACTAAGGCAGCATTTAAGAAACCATTATACGAGGTTCTAATGAACCAAAAATATTTTAATGGTATTGGTAATTATTTAAGAGCTGAGATTATTTATAGAGCGGGTGATGTAGATCCTTTCCTACCTGCTGGAATGCAATTAGCTAAATACCCTAAGATCTTACACTTATGTGAAGATGTTTGTAAATTAGCTTATGCAAAGGGTGGTGGAAGTATTAGAGATTGGGATAATCCGTTTGGTGAAGAAGCTCTTCAAGAAAAATTCATGCTGTGTTACGGAAACAAAACAGAAATGGATAATAGAATAGATAGCAACGGTCGCAGATTTTGGTATGATCCAAAATGGAATGTGCCATTGCATAGAGATGAATTAGGTGAATACTTATACAAGACTAATAAATGAAAAACATTTTAGTTACAGGTGGAGCAGGATTTGTAGGCTCTAATCTTATTAAAAGACTTAAAAACGATTATCCAGAAGCTCGTATAGTTTCATTGGATAACTATATGTCAGGTAGTGAGGATAATCACGTTCCTGGCGTTGAATATTATCATGGACACACGATTGATGCGGATTATATCTTCGCCGATGATTCTTTTGATACAGTATTTCACTTTGGTGAATATTCAAGAATTGTACAGTCGTTTGAAGATATTCAAATAGCAACAGCTTCGATTTTATACGGTACTCCTAAAATCTTAGAATTATGTAGACATTGGGGTGCTAAATTAATTTATTCAGCAAGTTCTTCAAAGTTCGGTAACGATGGTAAGGATGAAAACTTAGCACCTTATAGCTGGATGAAAGCTAAAATGGTCGAATTGATCAAAAATTATGGAGAATGGTATGGACTTGAATACCAAATTAATTACTTCTTTAATGTGTATGGTCCAAACCAAATCACAAAAGGAGACTATGCAACAGTTGTTGGAATCTTCGAAAGGCAGTATCTTGCAGGAGAACCATGTACTGTAGTTTCACCAGGTACACAAAGCCGTGATTTCACGCATGTTGATGATATTATTGAAGGTGTTGTTAAATCAACCGAATACTTATATACAGCCATTGAAGATAACCACGATAGCATTGAGCGTGAGTGGTTTTTAAGATCTGGTGTAAGTAGAACAATTATAGAAGTTGCTGAAATGTTTGGCGACTGGACATTTATACCTGAGCGTAAAGGTGAAAGAACGCACTCTGCACAGATTGACGGAGATACGAATGAAAGATTAGGCCTAAACCCACAAGACCGCCTAGCCGAATGGATTGAATCTGTAAAAAATAAAAAATAGTATGAAAAAAGAATTAAAATTAAACTCACAAGTTGGTGATGACGGGCACTTGGTCTCTCCGGTTTTAAACGAAGGATGCAAGAATTATCTTATAGATATTGACGGAACAATTACTGATGATGTACCAAACGAAGAGCCAGAAAGAATGGCTGTTGTACACCCGTTTCCAGATGCTTTAGAGATCTTAAATAAATGGTATGATGAAGGTCATATTATTACTTTCTTTACATCAAGAACTGAAGATCATAGAGAAGTTACAGAAGCTTGGTTAAACCGACATGGTTTTAAATATCACGGTTTGTTAATGGGTAAACCACGTGGCGGTAATTATCACTGGATCGATAACCATATTGTTAAAGCTACACGTTACACTAACAAATGGACTGATCTTGTAGAACAGGAGAGAATTATTGAAGTATTCGAAGACTAATGAAAATAGCACTTATAGCACATGATAACAAGAAGGCAGATATGGTGGCTTTCGTTTCTAAGCGCCTCAACTTTTTTAATCGCGATGGCATCACTATCGTTGCAACCGGGACTACTGGTAGCCACGTTCAGCATGCTGGGATTCGCAATGTGGAGTGTGTTGCTAGCGGTCCGATGGGAGGCGACGCCGAAATCGCAGCGATGGTTACTCGTAATGAAATTGATTTCGTTGTCTTTTTCAGGGATCCTCTTGGCAAACATGCCCATGATGTAGATATTTCTATGTTAATGCGTGTTTGTGATGTACATGATTGTCCGTTGGCTACAAATTATAAGTCAGCACATATAATAGTTAAATATTTTAAAAATAAATAATGGCAGGTAAGATAGCAATTGTTGGAGCTGCAGCGACCGGAAAGGATCACATGCGCCAAAGATTTCAGGATAGAGGATTTACATTTGGTATTTCATGTACTACCAGAGCACCAAGACCTGGTGAGAAAAACGGTAGAGATTATTATTTTATAACTGAAGAGCAATTCCAAGAGTTTATTGACAATGATCAATTTGTAGAATGGCAGGAATTTAACGGTTGGAAATATGGCATGACTAAACATGACTGGGAAACTTCAGATGTAATTATTTTAAATGCTGAAGCAGTTGAGCTATTACCTGCTGAATATAGAAATCGACTATTTGTGATATACATTGATATCGAAGAAGATATAAGGAGACAAAGATTAGAGCAAAGAAACGATAATAATGATTCAATTGAAAGAAGAATTTCAGCAGATGCTGAACAATTTAGAAACTTTTCTGATTTTGATTGTAAAATAACAAACGATAAATTCTAAATATATAAATAATATGGCAACATTGACTAAAGACGAATTGATTCAAAAGCGCGTTGAGCTAGAAGCAGAAACTGCAACACTACAAGAAGAAGTGGCTGCTCGAGTTTACGATGTAAACTTTGAATCAATCGCTAATGTATCTGCGGTTCTTAAGCAGATTGACAAAGCATATACATGGAACATTAAAAATGCAGCGTTAGTTATCAATCTATATGATAACCTTAAAGCAGCTAAAACTGAACTTCAAAAAACTGAAGCTACTGAGTTTGTAATTGGTCTTAATCAAATTAATATCAATACACTTTATCAGGTTCTAACTTCTATCGAAGGTACTGGTATTGAGTCTGCTAAAACGTTTGCTAAACTATTAACTAACGTTGGTGCTCAAATTACAGAAGCATTAAATGCAGTTCAAGAATCTAATAAAGAAATCCAAGGAAATCACTTAGCTTTAGCGGAACTTGATGCTGAAATTGAAGCACTATCAAAAGAAACCGTAGAAGCAGATGAAATTAGCGAGTAAGAGTAAAAATAGAATTGCAATCCTTGAAATGATCCAAGAAGGCATTTCAAGCGGAGAAATCTTTGAAACAATTGATTATAAAAATCAATCTGAAGATAAGATCAAGCAATTTATTTACCCTAATCTGTTAAATCAATTAACGGAATACGTTATGGAAAAGAAAGGTTTTAGCCGCTCTCTAGCCAGAGAGAAGGCTAAAACTATGATTAAATGGGAGGGTAATAAAAATACCACTGTAAAAAACATTCAGTTTATGGGTACTGCTAATCGCCCTGATATGACTGTTGATGTTGCAGGTATTAAAATTGCAATCGAAGTAAAGAAAGGCAGCAGAGGATCTGCACTACGTGAAGGATTCGGTCAGGCCCTTGTTTACTCTACGACACATGACTTCGTATTATATCAATTTATCGATACAAGCGAAGATAACAGAATTAAAAATGGCGCTACAGCTATTACAGAACAGCACTTCTTAAATAATATTTGGGATAATTTTAATATCAAATTTATCGTCGTTTGATGAAAATGTTTATAACGTCTAACCAACAATTTGGTAGACAATCTGCAAATACCTTGGAAACCCGAGGCTTTGCAACCGTGGAAGAGATGAATGACCACCTAATCGAGCAATGGAATAGTGTGGTCTCTGATGGTGATATGGTATATGTTGCCGGAAATTTCGCATGGGATCCAGAATCGTTAGAGTATGCCATTAAAAGAATTAATGGTAATCTTGTTGTAATGGGCGGTGAAATGGATCATGCGATCTATGACTTTGCCTCTAAAATAGGTGAAGAGTCTGGCGTTGCGTATACACCAGATCAAATTAAAATCTTAAAAAGTTTAAATGTGGTGATATCCTATTGGCCTCTTAAAACATGGCCTAATAAGGATAAAAATTCTATTTCAATCGTAGGACACCCTGATAAAGAATATAAGACCTCGCATGTTGATAAAGTGATTAATGTCTCTTGTGACATGTGGGATTTTAAACCAGTGAATGTAAAAGACATGCTGCAACTGTTTGAAGATCCAGATCTTATGAAAAAAGATTAAAAAAATCGAAAAAAAGTGCTCAAATATTTTTTTATCTGGGCTTTTTTTCGTATATTTACATCTGAAAATAAAAACAAAGTCTATGGCAAATTATCGTGAACTCACAGAAAACTACATCGAAACAAAATCAGACAAAGCTTTTACAGCGCTTTACAATCGTATTAAACCAGGCTTAACATCTTACGTTTATAAGATTGTAAAAGACAGCGAAATCGCTGAAGACATTGCAGTTAATACTTTAACTAAAATGTGGACTAAGATCGATCAATACGATCCAAAGTATCAAATTACAACATGGTTATATCGAATAGCTTTCAACGAGAGTTTAGGATACATTAGCAAAAGAAATAAAAAGACTTCTTTAGATCAACTTGGAGAGTTTGGCGTTGAAGTTAATAATACAGGCATGACAACAGTTACTCTTGATGATGCACTTAATCATTTTGAAGAAATGACTGAACAAGATTACTTAGATGAACAAGATAGTCTAATGGAAACTTATGGTCTTGCACTTGAGGCAATGAACGGCCTTAAAGGTATGTATAAAGAAATTGTTGTTGATCGATTGATTAACAATATGAAATATGATGAAATTGCAGAGAAACACAATGTATCTTTGCAAACGGTTAAGAACAGAATCCGAAGAGGTAAAGCCCTCATCGCAGAACAAATTGGAGCTGCATGATTGTCGTAGTTTACAGAAAGTCAAAGTTGGCTAAAAGAGCTTACCTTACGGTTTTTGAGAATGAAAAAACACCGGATAGAATTATAAATGGTAAAGCTCGAAAGCCTTTAATTCCTAATGAATATTTTATTGAGGCAATCGGCGTAGGTCAGTCTTTTATTGAAACGTTTAAATCTAAATACGGAATTAGAAAACATGAAGTTGCGTAACTTTGACTTTGAAGAGGATTTTGAAGAAGGGGAATTGTTTAAGCCCAGAAAGAAGAACAAAATTAAAAAAATGAAATCTAAAGATGGAAAGTCCATTAGAAAGCCCAAAAACTCAACCGGAAGCTTGTACGAGTAATAAGCAAATCTTATACTTTGACATGGATGGTGTATTGGCCGACTTCCACAAAGCATTGGAAGAACGCGTCACGCCAGAATTGGCTGCACAATATGGAGAAGATCTTGATCAAATACCTGGTATTTTTAATGATTTAGATCCAATACCCGGTGCTATCTTTGCATTTCAAGAATTAGCAGCACATTACGATTGCTATATCCTATCTACGGCTCCTTGGGGCAATCCTGAAGCATGGATGGAAAAAAGACTTTGGGTTGAAAAGCACTTAGGTCAAGATGCATATAAGCGCTTAATTCTATCACACAATAAACACTTAAATCGAGGCGACTTTTTAATTGATGATCGTTTCGCAAATGGAGCCGCTCAGTTTGAAGGAGAACATATTCACTTTGGAAGTGATAAGTTTCCTAACTGGGCTGCAGTCCTTGAATACCTTCTACCGTAGATATATACAACATGAAAAGAATTATGTTGTTTGAGGAATTCTTAAATGAAGCACAAGAGCCTCAAGATCTTTATAAAGCATACTTATGTATAAATCCTGAAAGTGGCCACAGATGGTGGAGCTACAAGGATTTCGCAGGCTCTAAATTTTTTATTCAATTGAATTTAGAGAATTATAAAGATATCGACATTAATCCAGATTACCCGGTCTTAAATTATAACTCAGAAGTTTGTAATAAACTTTTAGACGAGGGTTTAATTAAATCAGAAAACGTTTATAATCACCCTAAATTCATTAAACAATCAGGTTCTAAAGCAGAATTCCATAAGATTGTAGATGGTGATGAAAACATTCCACAAACTGCACACTCTAAAGAAGATGCTGAAAAGATTGGCTTACCACTAATCGCAAAACCAGCTGACGGTCATTCAGGCTTAGGCATCCAGGTTTTTAAAGATCAAAAAGAATGGGAAGCAGCAGATCACTCTAAATTCGACGTGTATTCTGAATTTATTGATAAGAAATCAGAACACAGAGTTATTAACTTTAAAGGTCAGCCATTTTTCTGGATGGAACGAGAGCCGATGAATGACAAGGCTAAATCCGGGGATGGTAAAGGCGATGAACAAATGGAATTTAAATACATTAAACATGATGTAGATCAAATTCCACAGAAATTTAAAGATTTAGTAGAGAAGTTTTGTGGTAAATTCAAAGACTTACCTTATTTAACATTTGATATTATGGAAGATAAGTCTGGTAAATTATACGTGATTGAATCTAATTCACAGCCGGGCGTTCCTTATGATTCTACAATTGAAATTTATAAACAAATCTTCAAAGACTTCTATAATAGAGAGTGTGATGCTAAAACATCTGAGTATTTAGCAGAACTAAAAGAGTTTATGTGTAACAAAACGCTAGAGTTAGATCCTACGCGTTTCGAAATTAAAGACTAATGCAATATAGAGTAGAGAATTACAGAGGCACTCTACAATTCGGTGAATATAAAGCAGACTATTGGTTTGGTGTAGATAGCATCAATAACCCAATCGTGCAATCTGTAATTGATAGGGTTAAATCAAGATCAGAACTTTTTGAAGGCTTTGAACTTTATATTACCGGCGGCATTCTTGAAGGTTGGTTAACCTGGGACATTGATTGGGCATTAGTCGGTCCATATAAACCTGCACAAATCAGACAAGCATTACATTGGATTACTTCAGTTGGTTTCGATGCTAACATATATCCTGATGTAACTTACGCTGAAGAATTATTTGATCTACATGAATGGCAACAAACCGGCGTTTGTGAAGATCGTTATCTATACAGAACCTCAAATCTTTTTATTAAAAACGGTGAAATGCCAAAAGATCTTTCAGACTATGAAGCAATAGATGGCATGTATCGTAAATGGCACACCTGTCCATTTGAGAAGAACATTAATAAAGATGCACAAGGTCATAAGTATAAGAAACCTGTTAAAATCCTTTAATGTGGTAAATCTACAGAATTTTAGAAATAAGGATTTAAAGCAAAGCGTGCAAAATCTAGCAGACAATTTTGGTATTAAAACCGATATTAATGTTAAGAAAGTTGAAGGCATGAGTGCTGAAACTTATGGTTGCACGGCAAAGATCTACAATAGTCATTGGATCCTGATCTCGCCAGACTGCCCGGCTGAAAAGCTAAATGAAGTTGTTGCACATGAAATGGTGCATGTCTGGCAAACTGAACGTGGAGATCTTGAATTCGATTACGATAATCAAATCTTTTATTGGAAAGGCCAAAAATGGGATTTAGAGAAATTGAACGAGGTTCAATACTATGACAGACCATGGGAAAACGAGGCTAAATCTATCCAAGAAGAACTTACAGCTAAATTTTTTTGAAAATAATTAGTTAAACATTTTTTTATCTCAACGGAATTTTGTATATTAGTACTGTAATTAAGAGATAAACTTATGAAACTAGTTAGAGAATTTACATGTGGAATTTCAGGCGATGAATGTGTAGTCATTCTAAATGCCTTTAACGAAGAAATCTGTCTGCTTAAGTCAGAATTCTTAGAATTGAAATCAAACATTGCTCATGATGAGCGCGAACTTTGGCTAGAACAAAATTAAATAATAGAAATCATGGTATTAGATTTAAATAAAGAAATGGCTTGGGTAACTTTCATGAATGAAGGTTGGGAAAGCATTTGGCACCCAGTAACTGACGTTGCTGGAAACCATTTGGAATTTGATGATTCCATTATGGATCACTGTCGAGCACAGTTCAATAACGATGAAAATTGGGTAAGTTTTGGTATTGCACCAACTAGCCAAATGTTAATGCAAAACGCAGTAAGAGATAACTTGTAAGATATGAATGATTTACATAAGATAAGAGAAGTATGGAGTTTGGGAGAACGAGTGGCCTTTTACATTAGAGATAGACACCCCGAACTATTTGATGAAGCGTTAGATGCAATAGTTAGAGAAGATATACAAAAAGCAAAAACAATAATTCAGTAAGATATGAAAATGTTCAAGAAAAACGGAAAAGTAGGTGTTATTATTAGCCCAGGATTTGGTGCAGGATTTAGCACTTGGAACGATCGCAATATGGCGGTTGACTTTGATTTGGTCGATGCCCTATTGAAAGGCGAAATGGATCGCTTTAAGTATATTGCTGACGAAAAGTATGGTGAATGGTACGATGGCGGAACTGTTAGTCTTAAAGTTGAATGGGTTCCTGAAGGAAGCCGCTTTATGATTAAAGAATACGATGGGCACGAAAGCCTTGTAATTTTAGATGATACAAACACTTTTATAGCAGAATAATATGAGCACTGTAATTTTTGATTTAGATGGCACTTTGGCTTTGATCGATGATCGTCGAGCTAAGAGCCTCTTGAAAAACGGTAAAATGGATTGGGATACATTCTTCGATCCGGATAATATCAAATTGGACAAACCTAATATGCCAGTAATTCACATGGCTAGGGTTCTTAAGAACGCAGGACATCAGATCGTTATTTTTAGCGGTCGAAGCGCTGCAACCCAAGATGCAACTGAAGCTTGGTTGGATCAGTTCAATGTTCCGTTTGATGTTTTGAAAATGCGCCCAGCAACTGGGAATATGAAATGGACAAAAGACGATGTTTTGAAAAAAATGTGGTTGGACGATTTAATCGCAGATGGTACAGACATTGTTTGTAGTTTTGATGATCGAGATAAAGTAGTACAAATGTGGCGTGACAATGGCATTACATGTATGCAAGTTGCACCTGGAGATTTTTAAGATATGGTAGAAATTGTAGGATATATTGCAACTTTTTTGGTAATGCTCTCATTTATGATGAAGAACGTTACAAGACTGAGAATTATTAACACTATTGGCTGTGCAACATGGGTTCTTTATGGATTCATGTTGGACAGTAATCCAGTGATTATCACTAATATTGGTATTTTGGCGATTAATAGCGGACACTTGTTACGAAACTATTTGAATAAACAATAGTATAATAATTATGGGTAAATACTTAAAGCAAGGATTTGTAAGAAAGTTGGAATGGCAACTTGCAAGAGAAGAAATCTCTCATTCCAAAATGGTAGAGTTGATGGAAGAAGAATGCATCAAGAACTACAAAGCAGAAACCTTTAAAACAAAAGAGAAATGAAAGCAATCTTAGAATTTAATCTTCCCGAAGATAAAGTTGATTTCGACCTTGCACTTCAAGGCAGTGATTGGAAGCATGTGTGTTGGGAGATGGACCAATTACTTCGTAAACATCTCAAGTACAATGAGGATCTTAAAGAGGATGAAGTTAAGATGCTACAATATGTTAGAGATGAGTTTTGGAAGTTCATGAATGAGAATAACTTAGACTTATACGCAGCAGAATGACAACACTAATAATTGGAGACATACACGGTCGCACCAACTGGAAACAAATGGTCGAAGCACACCCAGAAGCTGAGCACATCATCTTTATCGGTGACTACTTCGACTCGTTTGATATTTCAGGCGTTGAGCAGTTGCATAACTTCAATGAGATTATAAGATTTAAAGAAGAGTCTGATAAGCACGTAGTATTGCTAATTGGAAATCACGATCATCATTATATTATTACCGATGAGACTTACAGTGGTTATCAACCAGCAATGCGTTGGGATTTTAACGATGCTTTGAAAAAGAATATGCACCACTTGCAGATTGCATATCGCCAAGGTGAATATGTATTCTCACACGCTGGAATTAGCCCAGTTTGGATGGATGATACTTTTTATAGAAGCCTTAAAGAATCCTGGTCTAAAGATACGATGATCGATCAATTAAATGACTTATATAAATCTCGACCAAACCTATTTAACTTTAGCCATTTGGGCTGGGATCCTTCAGGTGATTCAGTTGAGCAAGGGCCGCTATGGATTCGTCCAAGATCTTTGATGCGGGCAAATAAAGCTGATGGTGGTTTGAAGAAGCGTTTTATTCAAGTCGTAGGACATACTCAAGTTGAAGATATATTTAAGAGCTTTGAGGCCACTGAAAAAGCAATGGGTGGTAGATACTATTTGATTGACGCCGGGCCGCACGGTGGTTATGCGATTATTGAAGATGGTAAAATAATTCCAAAAAAGTTGCCATAATATTTTTTTATGTCGCTGGAATTGTGTATATTAGTACTGTAATTAAAGCTAAAGCTTATGAATGTTAAGATTAATGTAACTGCACAACGTTACGAGAACTACGGATTTCACGAAGGTCGTGTACACTGGAAACCGAAAGGTGGAACCCTATTCAATATCGATGGTGTTGATGTTGATTTAGTTTCATACGCTGATCACAAGAAAGTGGTTGAGGCGATCCAAATTCAATTGGATAAAATGTCTAATGACTTAGAGAAATTCGAGTATATTGACCACGAGGTTATCTTCAGTGAAGCGAAGATCGCAGGTGTTGATTTCTCAGATTCATTGACTCAATTGATGAACCTGTAATTGAAACAAAGTCGAACATTTAAGGTATAACCTTTAACACCAACGAGAAATGAAAATTTGGCATATAAGTGATACACATACGTTCCACGAGTTACTAAAAGTACCAAGTGGGGTAGATATGGTTATTTTTAGTGGTGATTGTTCTAATCCTAGAAACCCTTACAATAATGAACCTGAAGTTAGAAGGTTTATTGATTGGTATTCGGGGTTAGATATTAAGTACAAGATTTTTGTTGCTGGGAATCACGATACAAGTATTGAGAAGGGTTTAGTTACTAAAGATGATTTTGAAAGTAATGGAATCGTTTACCTTGAAAATGATTATACTGTTATTGAGGGGTTAAAAATATTTGGCTCACCAATCACACCAACATTTGGTGATTGGGCATTTAATAAAGCTAGACATAAATTAGATAGACTTTGGCAATCAGCAATTCCAAATGATAGTGATATAATCATTGTACACGGTCCTCCAAAAGGAATGCTAGATCTATCTTATGATAGAAATGGTAATATGGAGTTTTGTGGATGTAAATCACTAATGAATAAAGTTATAGAAATAAATCCTAAGTTTATGATGTTTGGACATATCCACAATTGTAAAGATATTATAAATGCTGGAACTAGAACTATCCCAAATCTCGATACTATTTTTTCAAATGGTTCCGTGGTTACTGATGGGAAGTTTGGTAGATTGAGCAGTAATGGAAATATATTTGAAATCATATGAGTAAAATAGAACAAACTAAAATCCCAATGACATTAGAAGATAATGTTTTGAAGGTTGCTGTTGAACAAGGTGTAATTGAAAACGAATTTAATTGGAAATTAGTTCGTGAACGAGATGGATTGACTAAGGAGTCTAAGGAAGTAATATGGGTTGAGTGGAATGATGAAGGTAGATTCAAAGCCAAACATAATAAACCAGCAATTGGTTATTCATTAATTATGTCTCCATTCAATCAGTTCTTTACTTGGCAGACTACTTCTATTACAGAAATCTTGGAAGGGCGAGATGATTATATTAAATTTAAAACACAAAATAGTAATTACGAGTTATGGAAGCTATCTTAAAATTTAACCTACCAGAAGACCACACAGAGTTTGAAATGGCAACTAAAGGTTCAGATATGCATTCTGTGTTATGGGAAATGGACCAATGGTTACGAGCACAGTATAAGTATATGTCTGACGATGAATACAGTAAGGACAAGCATGAAACATTTGAAAAATGTAGAGACCAGCTCCGTGAGATTATGTTTGAGAATGGAGTAAAATTTGAATAGAATGACAGAACAAACATTTATTGATTTAGGCTTTGATAAGCAGAACATTCCAGAAGAAGAAGGAATGCATGGTGCATATGAATATTACTATCGCTTACAGATTGGTGAAATTCTTTTGATAACCAACACTCAAATTGAAGCTGAAGAAGAGGGCTGGTGGGCCAGTATCTTTGAATACTATGATTTGAAGATTAAGGGCAGTGGTGATTTAGAAGATCTAGTAAGAATACTAAGCTTAAACATGGAATAGAATGAATTATCAACAAGCAGTACAAACAGTACAAGATTGGAAAGAGACCAATCCTGAAAAGTTTCAAGCCTGGGAATGGTTTGGCATGGGTATTAAAAAGGCTGAATTTTGGCAGTGTAATCATACTGACATTGAATGTGTAATGCCTTTCCAAAAGGCTGTTGGTGAATTCAGTCAAGAATACGATTTCTGGCATCGTGAACAAAACCCTGACCAATACAACCAGGATATGCCAGAGTTTTTTCATTTAAGAGAACGAACTGACGATTAAAATGCCAAGTGGAGGATATGTTGTTTATGAAAACGGTCAATTGACTCCAATGAAACTTTTAGAAGATTAACCATATAAGTATTATGTATATATTTTTATTTGGCCGATAGTAGAATAATTGGCGGATTAACAGTATAATTATGAAAAAGATCAAACAATTTTTTAAGTATCTTGCTTGGTTAGAAGAGCAACGTATTAAAGCTGCAATTCATTCCGGTAGTGCTGGACCTTTAATGTAATCAATATGCGGAAAATCAAAATATTCTTTAGAAAGTTAAAAAGACTTATTCAGTATATTCCAGTAATTTGGAAAACTGATGACTATGATTACGGTTATAGTATTGAAATGTTCAGATATCAATTAGAAAGAACTGGCAAGTTTATTAAGAAATCAGGCCATCTTGAGAATAGTGATTTAGTAGCACTTCAGATTAAAAGAGCTTGCGAACTTATTGATAATGGATATCAGGGTGGTTATGTAGAACAAGCTGAAGCGGAGTTTGAACGTCAATATGGTAAATCTGAAATAGTATTTAAAGAATTCACAGAAGGTGGAGAAGATGAATACTTATTAGATATTGTATGGGATTCTGCTGAAGATGCAGAACACAATAAAGAAATCAATAAATTTTACGATGCACACATGTATGCAGCGTATAAAAAAGCAGACCGTGCCAAAAAATTAACATGGCAATATATTCATAAAAACATTGAAACTTGGTGGGATTAACCCATATAATTACTAAATAATAGATTAATGGAATTATATTTAGACTCAGTTAAATTAGAAGAAATCGAAGAAGCAAATAAGCTTGGAATTATTCGTGGTGTTACAACTACTCCAACATTTATGCACCGAGAAGGCATTGAAGATGTTGATGCTGCAATTGTAAAACTATCTAACGAAGTGCCAATTCTACAAATTGAGGCTTTAGGCCGCACTGCTGATGAAATTGTTGCAGAAGCATTTCGCCAAGAAAAATTAGGTCTTGAGCGCGACACTACCGTGTATAAAATTCCAATGTCACTTGAAGGTATTAAGGCTTGCAAGATCCTAACTAATAAAGGCTTTAAAGTCAATTTACACTTAGTGTATACTTTACAACAGGCTTATATGGCTTTAGAAGCTGGTGCAACTTATGTATGTCCGTTAGTTGGTCGTCTTCAAGATCAAGGTGGTGACGGTGTTTCACTTGTTAAAGCAATTGTAGATGTTATTAAAGAATACAACTACGACACTAAAGTAATGTTCTCTTCTGTTAGAAATTCACAACACGTTAAAGATGCTCTTAAAGCCGGTGCGCATACAATCACAGTGCCTTGGAAAATTATGAAGACTTTAACAGAACACCATTTGACAGATATTCACACTGAACAATTCTTTGAACACTCAAACTAATGGTTTATATTGTAGGTCCATGTAGCCTTGAAAGCTACGAAACAGCTGAAAAGATTTTAGATCAAGTCTATCCAACAATGGTTGGTAAAAATTGGTATTTCAAAGGTTCTTTTGATAAGGCTAATCGCACTAATATTGAAGGAGATCGTGGCCCAGGTTTACAAGAAGGTATTGAGATCTTTAGAAAACTAAAGGTTAAATATCCAGATGTGAAATTTATTACAGACCTGCACGAAACTTCACAAGCAAAAATTCTAAAAGAAGTTGTAGATGCTATTCAAATTCCTGCGTTTCTTTGTAAGCAAACTGATTTGATTGTAGAGGCTGCAAAACTTTTTGATGTGATCAATATTAAGAAAGGTCAGTGGATTACGCCAAAGACTATTGTTGGTGCACTTTCAAAGGTTAGATCTGTAAATCCTAACGCAGAAGTTTGGGTTACAGAGCGAGGCACTCAATTTGGTTATGGGCAACTATTAGTTGATTTTGGTGCAGTGCCGTATCTTGCAGAACATTTTGATGAAGTTATTTTTGATGTGGGACACTCAACGCAACGAGTAAAAGAAACTGGTAGAAACGGTGGAGATTGGGAATTAGCGATGAAATATTTTGAAGCAGCTCCAATCTTTGGATACACTGGTATTTTCTGTGAAGTGCATCATGATCCTGTTAACGCGATCTCAGATCAGGACAGTCAAATTAGAACAGACAAATTTATTAATTTAATTATAGACAATGAGTAATATGGCTAACACACTTACAGTATTAGAAGAAGGTTATGTAAGATATAGCATGACCACCTGGCAGGGTAAAGTAGATATAAACGGTGAAGAAATTACATATCGCTACTCTGAAGATGACAATGGCGCAGAACTTTATATCTTCGAAGAAGGTAATGGTTGGAATGAACTTGATTATGAAGATGGTCCTGAAAATCATAAAATACTTTCAGCTGTAATTAGTGCATGGGGTAATCCTGAAGAATTAGGAGGCGCAGCTGACGGACCTGTAGATTTAGATATGACAGAAATTGAAGACTATTTATAATGGCGCAATTTACAATTACAGGCAATACATTTCTTTATAGATTCTGGAAAAAGAGATTAGAGATTGCTAAAAACAGGGTTAAAAGATATGAAAACACTGTAGTTGATGTTACAAACATTGTAGTTCCTACAGCTTCAACTATGATTATTAAGTTCACAACCACTAATAATGGTAATAAGTATGAACTAATTAATCACGGTAAATTCGGTGAATTGTATAAGAAGCAAGAAGTTGGTGAGGCAATAACTGCCGAAGCTATTAATGCAGAGCATGTAATACGAGCCGATTTTGATAGAGCACATCAAACAAATGAATAATAAAAGGTCCTTTATGGACCTTTTATTTTTTTATGTCAAATATTTTTTGTATATTTGACTATAAATTTTTACTAATGAAAAAACTATTATTATTTCTAACATTTTTACCGCTAAGTTTATTAGCACAAGAACCGCCAATCGAAAGACCAACTGATAATTATTTCTGTACGGTTGAAGCAAAGATTAATCCTAAAACTAAAAAGGATTATAAGTTTACAATAGCACAATCTGCTAAACAAGAAGTAGATGCAGTTGAATATCTATTATCTACAGATTTAGAAACTGTCATACAATTCTTAGAAAACTTTTCACAATCAGGTCAAACAACTATATTTTCAAGTCAAAACGCTATTAAAGCTGCACAATATTTTAAAGAAAATATTATACAATTAATAGATATAAACCTATCAGATAAGAATCCAGAAAAGTTTATAAAATACTTTAAAATGTTGGAATATCATGCATTTTATCAAAGCTCGGTTTCTTTATCAGAATCTTATATCTCTGAGTTATTAATTACATTAGAAGTTTTATACAATTCAGAAAAATATTGGTTAAAGTCTGATGATTTAGATTATTTTAGATGGTTTGCAACATTACTATTAGATATTCCAGGCCACAGGGCAGATGCGTATGATTTAATAATGCTTAATTTACAGAAGCAATCAATTGATGATATTGAACACTCAACGCCACAGGTAACTCATTTAAGTGCAATTTCAAGTATAATTTGGCGAGGTTATTTAAATGGCGATAATGCTTTTATTATTAAAAGTGCAGCAGATGATAGGTTTATTAATAGTATATTTAGTATAATTGAAAATGATTGGTTTATTGATAATAACCAAGAATATATTGCAGGTAATTTTATTAATATCTTATATCCTATATTTGTAAAATATGATGAATATGCAAGAACAATACTGCCTAATTATGATTTAGTTGGTTTAGCTAATAGAACTTCTGCATTAATAAATTCATATGAATTTGGTGATTATAGGCATGCTAAACTATTAGGAACTATTGCGAATATTATTCACATGACAGGAATACAGTTTGATGTGGATATTGAAACGTATAAACAAAGGTATTATGAATTAAACTTTCAAAACACATATAAGTATGACGATGATTCTATTATCATACATACAAATATAAGTCCTAGTCGAGTGCAAAAAATGTATTTAGCCTTAAGAGAAGCTAGGGCTAATTTCTTTAAGTTATCAGGTGATACAACACCTTTAGCATCAGATCCTAACTATGCAATAGATCTTTATATTTTTGAATCTGATTTTGCCTATAGCACATATGGAAGTATTTTATTTAATGTGCCAACAAATAATGGAGGTATTTATATTGAAAACAAAGGATTGTACACATTTGATAGAAATGATCCTGTGCTAACGTTAGAAATGTTACTTAAACATGAATATGTACACTACTTAGATGGCAGATATAATATTGAAGGTGATTATTTAGAATCAGATATTTATGATCTTAGAAAGTCTGTATTCTGGGTTGAGGGTCTTGCAAATTTTGTAGCTGGTGCAAGTCTACAAAAAGGCTTCTTTATTTCAGAAGCTATGGGTTATGAAATAGCAAATAACATTTATAACAACGACACATTTACTCTTAAGAAATCTATAAATACAAGTTATGATTATGGGTTTAAGATGTATGCGTACTCAGAAGCTACATGGGGTTTCTTATATAACAATAAGTACAGTGAATTAAAAGACTTGTTTAAATTTATTAAAGAAGATAATGCAACAGAATTCTTTGCACTTTTAGATCAAATAGCAAATGATACTACATTAGAACCATTGTACCAAGAATATCTAAACGAAATTAAAGTAGCTATTGATAATAATCAAATCTCAGATCCTTATTTAAAGTCTTATGATTTTGCACAACCTGAAATTGAAAATGATTCTATTACATATGTTTTAAATCAATCTGGAATTATAGATTTTGAGATAGTAGATGCATTTACAAATCCATTTAAGTTTGTAAATATTAAAAAAGATACTGTTGTTACTGATATATCAGAATTAAGAAACTTAGATAATTATTTAGAAGATCTTATAGGTTCTTTAGATAAGAGTCTTTATAATGGATTTAATGTTGCAACCGCACAGATTGATTCGGTTGATGAGAACCTAAATATTATATATTCGCTTCAAATACCTGTAAATGGTAAAATTACAATAGAAACTTCAGGCGGCGGGGACAATGGCGGCGGAAATGGCGATGGAGATGGAGATGGTGGAGATGACAATGGAGATGGAGATAACGGTAACGGCGATGGAGATAACGGAGGTGGAGATCCTGTAGATCCAGTTGATCCTATAATCACAAAGATTGTTGCATATCCTAATCCAACAGTTGATCAAATCAATATCACTGGTTTAACCAATAATAGTCAAGTCTTTATTTATAACCTTTCAGGTCAAATGTTATTTAATAAGACAACGAGCGATAACATATTTACTTTTAATATGTCAAGATTTCCAACAGGAATGTATATTGTATTAGTTAAGACTCAAAAAGAAACCAAGTCTTTAAAGATTATAAAGAGATAATTATTTAAATAAGTAATCGTATAAATAATAGTTATAGTTCAATTCTCTGTTTTCGAATTCGTATCTTAAACAATCTCGCCATTCGTTAGCAGAGATCTCCCATGGTCTAGTTTGCCAATCTTGTTTAAAATTACATTTGATACCGTCCCATCGCATTTCACCTCTGAAATCTAATCGGCCAAGTTCAGCATCGATTACATGACCCATTTCATGATATAGGGTTTCACGAACCATTGGATTTAAAGAATGAACTTGAACTAAATATGTATGTGGGGCAAGTTGGTTTGTAATACCTAAGATCCCGTAAGAAAGTGGTTGATCTAAAATGAAATAGACTTTAGCTTCTGGAGCGTATTTCTCTAAGATTGCTTTCATTAATGCCAAGTCTGTGTGATTTACTGTCTGTTGATAATCTTCTACGCCAGGGCTTGCATGATTTTCATATATGCAGCTTGACATTATAAAGAATAATATAAACAACAGTCTCTTCATAATTTATGTATCGTGCACCTTTAGTGAAAATAATTAGTTAAACATTTTTTTATGTCACTGGAATTTTGTATATTAGCTATGTAAATAAAAGATATGAGATACACAGTAACGTTCCAAATGGATATAGAAGCTAGAGATGACAAACATGCATTCTCAAAAGCTAATATGATTGCAGATAATCAAAACCTAAAATGGCCGGCACAAGATTGGATTATTTCTGGTTTAATGCAAAGACCTTTCGCTTCTTTGATCACTACAGAGATAGATATTGAGAAGCTAAAGCTTGAAAAAATTGTTAAAGATGAAAAAGAAGACCTCCCGTTCTGATATTGATGGGTATAACGAAAGACACCTTAGCCAATTGATTCGTCGTAAGATGATTCAAAAGGATCATGGTGATAAAAATAAGTATAACCGAAAGGATAAGTCCTGGAAAAAAGATCTAGACAATGAGTAAAACTTGGTATTACAAAGAGATGGGATCTCGCAATAAGAAAACTGGCAAGCTTAGCTATTACAGAGTTAAGGTTACAGATTGGAAGATTGTAGATTGTGATTGTAAAGCAAGAGAATTTAGTCGATACAGACCATGTAAACACATGAAGAGGTTACACGAAAAGTTAGGTCATGCGCTTTAAAATGTGGTTGGCCGGTAAGACCGTGGCTTTGTGGCTTAAAGTTAAAAAGCCACGTTTATGGAACATGATCTGAAACTTTTAAAGAGGGCCTGAATATAATTAAGGGTTTCCGGCTGAGGGTAAGATAAGTTAGAAATATTTTAAAAAAAGTTGCTCAAACATTTTTTTATCTGAACGGAATTTCGTATATTAGTAGAGTAATCATCAGTGATAGTTGATTTAATAGAGACAGAAAACCTTAATTAAATTTTAAAACTATGGAAAAGATGATGACAAAACAGGAAAAAGAAGCAGTTGCAAGAGAATTGTTCGGCGACTTAGTTGACACTTGCGAAAGCTGCGAACGAGAGTTAGGTGTTTGGACTGAAAACCCTTTCGAGGCAGATGTTCGAAACGTAACTGTAATGGAGTTCTTATGTAAGGAGTGTTTCCACGACTTGCAGATGGAAGTCTAAGTTCTTTACTTAATGGTTTAAAGTCTCGTAGCTCAATTGGTTAGAGCACTCGCCTGATACGCGAGGGGTTGGCGGTTCGAGTCCGCCCGAGACTACAAAGAGGAGAAGAAGCGATCTGGATCCTTGAAGTATATGGACTGAAACAAATCACTTAGTAGGTCGGAATATTTGAAGTGTACATCGTGGCTCATTTAACGGCAGTGCCCCGGAGAGAATATGGGAAAAGTGATTCGTGTCGGTGAGGGAGCCTCTATAAAATACAGGGAGTTGTCCATTCGCGATGGTACGATAACTTTAAAACAGAAACCCTGTTTATTAATGGAGTGTTGAGCAATTGGTTGGCTCGCCTGACTGTAAATCAGGTCCTTTTTAGGCTTGGGGGTTCGAGTCCCTCCACTCCAACTAGCCGGGTAGCCCAACAGCAGAGGCGCGGACATCCGTAGAATATCCAACTCGAGTGGAGGTATTTTGTGTGGGTATCAAATCCCACCCCGGCAAACTGCACAAGTGGCGGAATTGGTAGACGCGCCAGATTTAGGATCTGGTACTTTAAGTGTGTGGGTTCGATTCCCACCTTGTGTACTAAATGTTTTTTGCGCTGGTAGTTCAATGGATAGAATTCCTGACTACGGATCAGGCGATGAGGGTTCGAATCCTTCCCGGCGTACTAAAAAGTGCTACTATTCCATAAATAAAAATTTAAGAATTATGGAAACACTTTATTTTGTTTTAGGTATGCTTTCAGTGGCTGTAGTAATGGCTGTTGTGAGTGTGTTTAGGATTAAGAGTGAACTAAAAGAGTTCGCAAACACTGAAAAAGATCTTTATGATCGCATCGACATGATCGAGCGTAGAATCGATCAAGAAATTGATAGAGTTGATAAAATAAATCATAAGCATTATGAATATGCTGATAAACTTTATCAAAACCACGAGGATAATTTAAACGAACTTTATAAGTATGTTGATTCTCGTACAGACAAAATGGCAGATGGTATTTCAAAACACATCGCCGATTTAAATGCTAAATTTAATGATAATACAGCATTTGTAGATCTGCTTTCTCATAAAGTAAATGATCTAAAAAAGTAAAATAAATAAATCGGAGTAGTAGCACCGGGAAATTAGCTCAGTTGGTTCAGAGCACCTGCCTTACAAGCAGGGGGGTCACAGGTTCGAATCCTGTATTTCCCACAATGAAAACTTGTAAAAAGTGTGGTGGTGATGTGAAGATAGTAACATCGTCACATGGAACCTATGGCATTTGTCAAGAATGTAATGAGGTTTATATCGGTCTTAATATAGAAGCTGATCATTCTTCTTAAGTATTTTATAACCTTGTAAGATCTTCCCACGTACGAGTGGTATAGAGAAATCTACAATGTCAAATACCTCTGTTAGAAACTCATTTTCTTTGTTTTCTAACGCAGGTGAGCAAAAATACTTGTATCTCTTAGATTCTAATTCCGTATCGAAGCTTGTAAACTTCTGGTAGAAATCCATCATGTTATCGTTAAGCCTTTCTAAGTGTAAAAGATGTGGACTAACGCGCATCTGTAGAAAAGATTTATCTACATTTTGCAGGTACGCGTAGAGCATATACTGCTTCTGCTCGAAATCAATCGGCTGTGAAATATACCAATTTAAAGATAAAAGCTCCATATAAATTATATATTATTCACGTGGGCTTGACGCGTTCCCGTGTTGGGCGCATCTGAACCTTTTTTTGACGTGCTACGTAGTGCACCCCTGTTCAGCGCGGCCTTCCAACAGTTTATCTATCAAACCGTTATATTTTATGTATAGGCCGCAATTTGCCAAATTTGTCAGTTTTACGCATAATATGTTGATATTTTGAAACTAAAAAAAATTTAGCAAAATTTAAGATTTTATTGTAACTTTTAACCAAAATACAGTATAATAATATAAATTATAACAATTCTATAGATCGATGAATTTTATTGAAGAAATTATAGAATCTGGAGATAAGCAGAATCTGCGCTTTAGATTCCCGCCGGAGCCTAACGGCCATCTACATTTAGGCCATGCTAAAGCTATTTGCCTTAACTTTGGCTTAGCTAAAAAATACAACACAGAATGTAATTTACGTTTCGATGATACTAACCCATTAGCAGAAGATCAAATCTTTGTTGATAGTATTAAAGAGGATATTAATTGGTTAGGCTTCCAACCTGACAATACATTCTGGGCAAGTGACTATTTTGATTTCTTAAGAGATTGTGCAGCCGAGTTAATCGAGAAAGGACTTGCATATATTGATGATTCTACGAGTGAAGAAATCGCAGCAATGAAAGGTGATCTGGAAAACCCAGGTCAAGACTCTCCATATAGAAATAGAACTGCTTCAGAAAATGCAATGCTATTCCAAGATCTTTTAGACGGTAAATCTAATTCAGTCTTAAGAGCTAAAGTGGATATGGCAGATCCAAACTTATTGATGAGAGATCCTGTGATCTATCGTAAAGTTGATGCAATTCACCATAACACTGGCGATAAGTATAAAGCCTATCCAATGTATGATTTTGCACATCCACTTTCAGATTGGTATGAAGGCATTACTCATTCACTTTGTACATTAGAGTTTGAACCACACCGACCATTCTATAACTGGGTTTTAGAGAATTTGGATTTAAACAGACCGTTACCACGTCAAATAGAATTCTCAAGACTTAATGTTGAAGGAATTCGACTAAGTAAAAGATGGTTAAAAGAATTGGTTGAAGATGGTGTAGTTGATGGATGGGATGACCCAAGAATGCCAACACTAAAAGGTTTAAGACGTAGAGGATATACAGCAAGCTCGATCAGAACTTTTTGTGATAAGGTAGGAATTACCAAGCGCGATAGTGTAATCGAGCGTAGTTTATTAGATGGTATTTTACGAGATGAATTAAATCAAAATGCATTGCGTAGAATGGTGGTTAAAGACCCAATTAAATTAACGATCGTTACACCATTTGAAGAGGGAACTGCACAACTTGAAAATAACCCAGAAGATACTGCAGCCGGGTCTCGAAAGGTTAATTACTCAGAGCAGTTTTGGATTGAGCGCGATGATTTTAGAGTAGAAGCAAATAGAAAATACAACCGCTTAAAATTAGGTGGAAATGTTAGACTAAAAGGAGTTTGTATTGTGAAAGCTGTCGATTATCTTGAAGTTGATGGTAAAATCATGGAAGTATTTTGTGAGCACTACCCAGACAGTTTTTCAGGTATGGAGACAGATGTTAAAGCAAAAGGAACTATCCATTGGGTTAACAGATTAGACTGTGAAGAGATTAAACTCAACCATTTTGATGGATTAGATATGGGCACCATTACAGCTTTCGGAGAACCGTTAGTTAGTCTTGATTATGTAGAGCCTGTGCAATTTATTCGTCATGGATATTATATGAAAGATGGGGATTCTTGGAATCATACCGTTTCTTTGAAGAGTAGTTATAAAGGTTAAAAAAAGTAGATAAATATGTTTTATACATTGAAACATTCGGATTATGCCTGGTATAATCTATGTTCTTTGGAAATAATGATTGCACTCTATAACGAAGAGACCCGATTGGGAATTGGAAGTAAGGCCGCAAGGATATAGAGTGATTTGCCTCCATAGCTCAGCTGGTAGAGCAGCACATTTGTAATGTGCGGGTCGTCGGTTCGAATCCGGCTGGAGGCTCCGTGAAACTTTTTGCCATTTTTCGTAGATATATAAACTATGGAAAATGGCAATAAAGTTAGAAGAGCTTCTAGAAGGAAATATCATTATATCTATAAAACTATGTGTTTGATTACAAATAAGTATTATATAGGTATGCACTCTACGGATAATCTAGATGATGGATATGTAGGTTCTGGTAAACATTTATGGTATTCTATAAATAAACACGGACTTGAAAATCATCAAACAGAAATCCTAGAGTTTCTTCCAACTAGAAAAGAATTAAAGCAACGTGAAGCTGAGCTAGTTAATGAAGAATTGCTTAATGACACATTGTGCATGAATCTTGCGATTGGTGGACAAGGAGGTGCTGGGACAATGACTAAAGAACAGCTCGCAAAAGGAGGGAAAAGGGCAATGGAAACTATAAAACGTTTAAGACAAACTGATCCCGAATACGCTGCTAAAAATAGTAAAGCAATAAGTGAAGCTTACTATAAAGCAATTAAAGAAGGAAGAAGAATTCCAAAGCAATGGGGTAATTGGAAAGGAAGAACTCACAGTTCTGAGACCAAAGCTAAAATTGCAGAATCTTCTAAAGGAAAACAAAGTGGAGAAAAAAACTCACAATTCGGTACATGTTGGATTCATAACGTTGAAACAAAACAATGTATTAAGATAAAAAATACAGAAATTGATTCTTATCTATCTGAAGGATGGACTAAAGGTAGAAAGATGAAATTTAAATAAATATTGCGAAAATAATCGCTAAAAAGTTTTTTGTTTGAGAAACTTTGGTTATATTTGACAGTATAAATACAGAACAAAGAAAGTTCTTTGACTTGAGGAAATTAGTACTATGCCATGGTGGTGGAATTGGTAGACACGTCGGACTTAAAATCCGATGGCCAGCAATGGCCGTGACGGTTCGAGCCCGTCCCGTGGTACAAAAGTGATGATAGAAAAAGTAGATTGTGAGTATACTAACAGGACCTGCCAGGCTCCTGGAAGAAATAAGTTAGTGAAAGCACTTCGAAAGGCAACACTGGCGGTTATAGAAATATGACGGAAATAAATTGGCCTCATCATTGCGATCGGTGTTATGGCAGTCAACATACGCAACCAGGCTGTACAGATCAACCCTATATTTGTTTACCGAGAATTTAGTGGGTTGATCTTTTTTAATGCCCGATGGTGTAACGGCAACACTACTGGTTTTGGTCCAGTCATTCTAGGTTCGAATCCTAGTCGGGTAACAAATTTAGACTATATTTGTTACAATAGCAAATATATAAAGACTTACAGAGGAATGCCAGAGCGGTCGAATGGACTGGTCTTGAAAACCAGCGTAGTGCAAGCTACCGGGGGTTCGAATCCCTCTTCCTCTGCAAAAATCGTCGAGCGTCTGTTGATGTACTCAAATGAAGTCTGATCAACTTCAGTAGGTTAAGCGATGACCTACAATTGGTCTGGTAGTTCAGTTGGTTAGAATACATGCCTGTCACGCATGGGGTCGCGAGTTCGAATCTCGTCCAGACCGCCAAAATTGGTCCGTTCGTCTAGGGGTTAGGACATCACCCTTTCACGGTGAAGACACGAGTTCGATTCTCGTACGGACTACAACTACACATAAAGGGAGTTAGAGGCGAAAGTCCGGCTTAAGGCGATTCTAGATCACTCGCAAACAGGTAGCCCTAAACAATTTTTTATTTAAAGAATGGACTCGTAGCTCAGCTGGATAGAGCATCTGCCTTCTAAGCAGACGGTCACAGGTTCGAATCCTGTCGGGTTCACTAATTTTACGGGAAGTGGCGCAGGTGGTAGCGCACACGGTTTGGGACCGTGGGGTCGCAGGTTCGAGCCCTGTCTTCCCGACCATTAATTAACATTCCTCCTTAGCTCAGTTGGTTAGAGCACCTGACTGTTAATCAGGGTGTCCTTGGTTCGAGCCCAAGAGGAGGAGCAATTAAACAAACAAAATGAGTGAAGATGCACAAGAATACGGCAATGGGCCGGATTACAAAAAAACTCTAGTACTAGATTCCTCATATATGCCTAGAAGTATTGTTTCATCTTCAAGGGCATTTGTCATTGTTTATAAAGGTAACGCTGAAGTGATTGAAAATCACCCAGTTTGTTTTAAAATGGTTGATGAAGACTTAAAGATCAATAAGCCTTCAATTATTCGTATTCCACGTTACGTAAAACATTCTAAACATAAGATTCCTCCAAGTCGTCAAAACGTATTTAAGCGCGATAATTACCAGTGTGTATATTGTGGTGCTAGAGATAAACGTAAACTAACGATTGATCATGTTGTACCACAGTCAAAGGGTGGTGGAAATACATGGGATAATCTGGTTACTGCTTGTTTAAAATGTAATCACTCTAAAGCTGATCTTTCGCTTAAAGAATTTGGTGTTAAGATAGACAAACCATCTAAGCCACATTATTTAATGCTATTAAAGCAATTAAATCACATCTACGAAGCATGGAAGCCATATCTTTTGATCAAGTAGGATATATAGTTTATGAGATATGACGTAAATACTATAGCGCTTTCAGAAGACGATCCAAGAGATTTAGTCATTGAAGCCTTACAGCCGGATAATAAATATCCAAGATCTATAGATTTAAGAAATGAAATGCCACCCGTATGGGATCAAGGTGTTGACGGTCCTTGTTCTGCATATGCAGCCGCAGCAATTAAAATGTGGCAGGAAAGAAAGGATTATGGTTTAACAGATCAATTATCTACACATTTCGTTTATAATCTTAGACCTAACCGCCCACAAAAAGGTATGCAACCAAGACATACAATGCATATTCTTAAACAATATGGTATTCCAACTGCAAAGTCATATCACCGCAGAAAAATGAAGGAACTTCAAAATATTCCTGCATGGGTTTTAAATGAAGCAGCAAATCATAAAATTATTGGTTATGCCAGAATTCAAACTATTGAAGGCTTAAAGAAATCTATTTATAAGAATGGGCCTGCATATATTGCAATGCCTGTTTATAACGATGGCGATACATTCTGGAAACCGTCATTCGGTGATCAAAAATTAGGTGGCCACGCTTTAGTTATTGTAGGTTATAATAGCCAAGGTTTTATTTTAAGAAATTCATGGGGTAAAAGCTGGGCTAACGCAGGTCACACAATATATCCATATTCTGATTTTGGGGTGCATTATGAAATTTGGACTGCGGTTGATGATCCTAATTCAGAAAGGATTGAAAGACCTATTGAAGAAGCAAAGCCTAAGAAACAAAGGTCTAGAAGAGGCATTTTTGGTATCTTCAAAAAGATTTTCGGTAGAGGATAAACTTTTATACTTATTCAGGTATAAATTACATAGTTATTAATTAAAATCATATATTTAAATGAGTACACTTCTAGAATTATCAGAAGACAACCTAGCCGATATCGTTAACGAGAATGAAAGAGTAGTTGTGCAGTATGGCGCAACTTGGTGTGGTGCATGTAAGGTCATGAAGCCAAGAGTTAAAAAACATGCCGAAGAGACTGAAAACGTAACATTCGTGTATGTTGATGTTGAGCAATTCCAAGAATCAAGATCTTTAACTACTATTCAAAACCTTCCAACATTTGTTGGCTTTGTAAACGGTGAAGTTGTTGCAAAAGAAATCGGAAGTAAACCAGATAATCTTAAGAATTTAGTTAACACTGTAATCGGGTAATGATATTAATACAAACTAATACATATAATTCATCGACTGTAGTTTCATCTAAATATACTTATGAAACTAAATCATTAGAAGTGAATTTTAATCATGCTAGCTATGTTTATTACGGAGTTGAAGAAGAAGATTATGTCGCTTTTCGCGACGCAGAGTCACAAGGAAGAGCCATTAATACATACATTAAAAAGTACAAATACTCAAAAATCGAAGAAGACTAATGAATTCATTTATTGGGAAGATAGTTGGAATTTTGCAGACGATCAAAAGGAGAATCAATAGGGATCCTTTTGAGAAAAACGTCTATGCATTTGTTCAGTCCTTAGATAAAAAGGCTGAAAGACTTCAATCTAGTGGACAGACCGTATTAGCGTCTAGAGCTAGATTAGCTTCTCAATTAATTAAAAAAGGTCATGAAGCTGCATATATTTCAGAGATAGATGAAATGTATGAGCGTAATTATGGCGGATCAAAAGTTATAGAGTCCGAAGAAGATGATAATATCTCTATAATGATTTGGTGGGATGGTGCATTTGACAGTGAACACAATGAACAAATCAATGAAGCCTATAGCGAAGATATGATGAACGCGTTGCATAAATCTATGAAAGCACAAGATTTGGGCTGGAAGATCGTACAAGCTAATTTTAGAAACTGGATGGCTAATTAGCCATATAAATTCAATATCATGAACAAATTAGAAACTCTAAAGTGCATTGAGATTACTTCTCAACGACAGGCAGATAATGGTACAATCTGTTATTTCGATCCACAAACAAGCGTGTATTACATGTTATATGAAAACGGATATGTTCGCAGATCTTTTGGACGTAAAAAATTATGGAACGGCCGTTGGTCTGATGAGTGTATTTATCAACTAAACCCAACAACTTCTAGAAATCGAGTACATGTTTTTGAAAACGGCCACACATCTAGTTGGACTGAAAGAACTAGAATTATGTTAGATACGCATGATAAAAGAGTTGATTGTGCTGCAAGAGCAATTGTAAGTTATAGAAACACGGTGAAGCAAAGAAATGCAACACGTCAACTAGCTTATGCGTAATGCTCTTATAATTATAGCGGATTCTCATAAGTCTGGTATAAATCATAAATCTGTATTACCGACTGTCAGATATAAGTATCTTAAATCTGATAACAAATATATGCTTATTGATTTGTATAAGGACTCCTATGACGCAAGTGCTGATTCAAGATCAAAGCCAGATAGTTTGACAAGATCTTATATGCATTGCTTAAAAACAGCAACCGAAGTGCATATTATAACTTCTGCGCATTTAGGTGGTGTATCTAATATGTTGCAAGGCTTTTTAGAACTTGTGGTTAAAGAAGGGTTTGCATATAATTATAAAAATAAAACATTAAGATCAAGATTTGATAGAAAAAATCTGTATGTTTATGTTTTTCATAAAGGGGATTATTATAGATTTAATCCAATTTGGTTTAGATTTAAATTTATAATCTCAAAGTTATTTAACCAAACTAAAATTATTCAATATAATTATAAAGGTGTTTCTAAAATAGGAAGACCTGAATTTTTAAAGAAATTAAATAGTAAATTAACTAAATGGTTATTCTAATATGAAAAAAGTTTATGAACCTACAGGTGGTTGGAGACACAATCCACTATCAAATGTACCGGGCGGTTGTACGGTAGTTGTACATTATGAAACCCATGTTGTAAAATACGACAATATTAAGAATCCAAGCGCTTATATTAAACATATCACATCAAAAGATAATTCAATCGTTAACGTAACATTAGAAGGATGCGAGTAATTTTAGGAGATGGTCTTTTAGGTACTGCTGTAATCGGTCAAACCGGTTGGCATTATATTTCACGCTCAAAGGATGGAATTGATTTAACCAAAACAAATTGGCAGCAACATATTCCATTAGGCACAACTGAGATAATTAATCTAATTGCAAACACAGATACTTATAGTGATAATTGGGATGCAATCTTTGATGTAAATTATAGAGCTGTGCAATCTTTAGTTGATTTTTGCAATAAGAAAAACATTAAGTTGATTCACTATTCAACTGATTATGTGTATATCCATTCAAAGCATCCGGCTAAAGAAACATTTAAGGCTAAGCCACAAAAGACTGCATACGCAATCTCAAAATTATTAGCTGATGAATATATCATGAAGCATTGTAATGATTATTTGATTTGCCGTGGTAGCCAAAAACCTGATCCATTTCCATATGACAAAGGATTTACGGACGTTATAGGGAACTTTGATTATCCAGATGCATTAGCAGAAATATTTGTAGATTTAATTAGATATGGTGCAACTGGATTATATAATATTGGGACTGATGATAAATCAGTATATGAATTAGCGCTTCAAACAAATGATAAAGTTGAGCCATGTGAAGCACCGGATCACTTTCCTAAAGATCTTAGAATGGACTTAACCAAAATGCAACAATTTTTAGATGGCCAAGAGTAAAAAAACATTAGTATGTAGTAACTGTTTAGACGATGTGGCGTATAGCGACGTTTATTGGGTAAACCGTGAAATGCATAGATCAAATCCAGGTAGTGGTATTTACAGAGCACCGTATTGTAAAAAGTGTTTAAAAGATACTGATACGTATATTGATGTACACCAAGAACCAAAACCTAAAAAGAAAAAGAAATAATGTTAGTAGGTGATTTAAAGGGTCAATTCGGTTTATGTTTAAGAGGAGATAAAGACGCTTTGGTGCGTTCTAATGCACAACATGTTAGAATTACAGTCGATTCACCAAAACACCACAGCAATCCAACTATTCATACAGAGCCAAAACACAGATATAACCGTAAAGTAGAAATAGGGCATTTTGTATCGGTTGCATCAGGCTGCAGATTTTTATTAAGCGGTAACCACGACTGGCAAAGAGTAACTACATTCTTAAATCCGTGGATTGAAGAAGATACTGAAGGCCTTTTATCAAATGGCGATATTATTATTGGTAATGATGTTTGGCTTGGAATGGATTGTATTATTATGAGTGGCGTAAAGATTGGTGATGGAGCTGTAATTGCAGCCGGGACCGTAGTTTCTAAAGACGTAGAACCTTATACAATTGTTGGCGGTACTCCAATGAAAGAGATCAGAAAAAGATTTGATAATACAACAATAGCAAGACTTAAAGAGAGCAAATGGTGGGAATTACCAGTTGAAACATTACAACAACATCAAGATCTTTTATTCTCAAGAAATATTGAAGAATTTTTAAAAGTGATTGAAACAATAAAAAAGTAAGAAGTATAAATAACATAAATAAATTAAAAATTATGATTCAAGATTTAATTACACAACTAGAAGAAGTTTTAGCAGAAACAAGAACTGATGCTGAGAAATTTGACACTAAAGGCAACAAAGCTGCAGGTACAAGAGTACGTAAAGCAATGCAAGCTGTAAAAGCACTTGCACAAGATGTAAGAGTTGCAGTATCAGAGGCTAATAAAGCTTAAAAGATATATAATTCGAGCGCAGTCAGGTGCTCAGAGTTCCTTGTCTCTGCAAAACAAGGTGGAGTCAATGACAACGGAATTGAATCCGTTAAAGTCTTTACCAATCGAGACTCAAAATAAGATTGGTGATGGGGAATTAGCTCAGCTGGCTAGAGCGCCTGCCTTGCACGCAGGAGGTCATCGGTTCGACTCCGATATTCTCCACAACAAGCGAATGTAGCTCAGTTGGTAGAGCGCCTGCTTGCCAAGCAGGAGGTTCGCCGGTTCGAACCCGGTCATTCGCTCGAAGGGGATATGTGCGCATATCGACCTAGGGACTATGATCAGAGCAATCAGCCAAGCGCGCAAACGGCAACGTAAGACTCATGTTCTAAGTCCCAAAAGATTTTCAGCTTGGAAGGCTGTAACGGCATGACTGCCAGGCAAGCGGAGCCCGACGATGAGCAACATTAGGAGCTCTAGTTCGGGCTCATCTTTTATGAAACGGGTCTGTATCTAGCCGATATTTTGGGCCCCCGTCTGTCGGTAGACCCGTTTCTTTATTTTATGATTATGACAAAAAGATATAAAAAACTAAACAAATTCTTATCTAGATTTGTAATGGATAAGAAACTTTCACCAGTTGAAAGAATGGCAAACCGTGCTGGATATATGGGCACTGGCTTTATTATGATTTCACCGTACCTATTACAGTATGATGACTTAGGAGCATACACGTATTTAATAGGTGCAGTTCTATCAGTTCCTCAAGTCTGGATTGCTAAACAATGGAATCTTGTAGCTATTAACTTTAACCTTTTAGTAGGTTATGGTATTTACATATTTAGACACTGTATGTAATGAAACAAAGCTTAATTGCTTGATATAATCTCTATAAATTTAAATCACATATACATGGAAATAGGCATTGTTGGTCAAGGTTTCGTTGGCTCTGCAGTAAGAGAAGGTCTTAAAGAATATCATACAATTCATACTTATGATAAGTACAAGCCTGAGTTATCTACAATGAATTTAGAAACTTTGGTAAAACATTCAGAGATTATTTTTGTTTGTGTGCCAACTCCTATGGATGTGGATACTGGTGTTGCACATACTGGTATTGTAGAATCAGTAGTACAACAAATTGATGAACTTGTAGATGATGCTGGTAATGTACCAACATTGATTATTAAGTCTACAGTGCCACCTGGAACTACACAAAATTTAGATAACTCTACTAAATACTGTAACGTTATCTTTAATCCAGAATTCTTGACGGAGGCAAATGCAATTAATGATTTTAAGAATCAAAATAGAATTGTAATCGGACATAGTTTTGATGTGGATGTAACTAACGTTGTAGATATGTTTAAGACTGCATTCCCTAATGTGCCTGTATATAAAGTTAGAACTGCTGAAGCTGAAATGTGTAAGTACATTACAAATACATTCTTATCAGTAAAGGTAAGTTATGCAAATGAGATCTATGATATCTGCGAGCAATTACGTATTGATTATGATACTGCAGTTGAGTTAGCTAAGTTAGATACAAGGCTTGGTAATTCACACTGGATGGTGCCAGGACCTGATGGATTTAGAGGCTTTGGTGGACACTGTTTCCCGAAGGATCTTACGGCATTAAGATATATAGCTAGTCAGGAAACTATTAACACACCTGTATTAGATGCTACTTGGCAAACAAATCTTCGAGTTAGAGATGACAGAGATTGGGAAGGCCAAGAAGGTCGAGCAGTTATTAAATTAAATAAAGGATAATGGGACTACTTAAAAATGCTTTATTGTATTGGCCACGCTTTGTAAAAGAAGGCTATTATACCTATAAGTATTACAGGGTTACTAAATCTATTGAAGCTGAACTTCTTGAAGAAGGTTTAAGAGTGGATTGGATTGGTCGTATTTATACTGTATTGAATCTTAAAGAAGAGGCAATGCAACAACCTGATTTAGTACAACAATCAATGGTGTTTCAATCATTAGAACCTATTAGTAAGATTCTAATGAAACACGGTATTTCTAATGAATCTTATCCAACACTTGAAAAGGTAAGCGATCGATCTTACTTATTGACGTTATACCCGGATAATGATTACTTTAGATTACCTAACTTTTTTGCTAATTTAGCTTTTGCAGGTTCTGTAGCCGGAATTGTTTGGGCTATAACTACATTTATTTAATGTCATATCAAATTAAGCGTGTTCAAAAACATGGCTTAAGACACTATCAAGTTACTGAAAACGGGAAAGTCTTAGGCACATTCCCTTCTATTACTACAGTTTTAGGGCAAACTAGCGATAAGTCTGGTTTAGAGAAATGGAAAAAGAGAGTCGGTGAAGCTGAAGCTAAACGTATCTCTGAACTTTCAATGAACCGCGGTACAATTATGCACAGACTAATTGAGTTGTATAAGCCACTGCCAGGTGATAAGACTGAAAAGCTTGAAGCGTTAAAAGAACTTGCAAAGACAGACGAAGAAGTCAATCAATATTCTGGAGATGAGAATGGCCCAACTTGGTTAGAAGAGGGTTGGAAGATGTTCATGAAATTCTATATGAATTCTAGCCAATTCTTTGATGAGGTTGAAGAAGTCTTAGAAGCAGAAACATTCTTGTGGTCTAAGGTTGGTTATGCCGGCACTGTAGATAATATTTCTAAAATGGCTGGAAACAAAATCAAGGTGATTGATTATAAGAATAGTAGAAAGCCGAAGAGAGAAGAATGGATCCAAGACTATTTTGTACAAGGCTCCGCTTACTTTATCGCTTATTGGGAAAGAACTGGTATCAAGCCACACGGTGTCGAGATCTGGATTGCAAATGAAGTGGATGCAATTCCACAAAAGTTTACATTAAGTGCTAAAGATATTAAATTCTATTTCTCAGAGTTTGTAAGAAGATTAAATCAATTTAAAGAAATGTATAATGCGTAATTTGCAGCTCACACCAGAAAGACTAAACTTAGAATATCTACAATGGACGCTTGAAAACTTAGGTGATCGCAATAAAGATGATCTTAGATTTGGGCAGTATTTAGATTCAAAATATGATCTAAAATTACATGTATCAGATCGATCGACTGGTTTATTCTATGAAGAAAAAGCAGATGTGGTTTATGATAAACTCTTAATAGTTTTAGAAGTAAATAACGTACAAAATACATTATAATGGATAAGAAACAATTACGTAAAGTTGAGGATTCTTGGCAAATTATTAGAATACAAGGAGAGTTTGCAAAGGGCTTTGATACATTCAATGATTTGCAACCGTGTGTTTCGGTATTTGGATCAGCGAGAACTAAAAAAGATAATCCATATTATTTTGAAGCTGAAAAGGTTGGACAGTTATTAGCGCAGGCTGGATTTGGAGTTATGACTGGTGGCGGTCCAGGTATTATGGAAGCTGCAAATAAAGGTGCATATGAAGAAGAAGGTGGCACATCAGTTGGTGTGGGCATTGAACTTCCATTTGAAGCCAGTATGAACCCATATATTAATGTTGGAGTTGAAAACAGATATTTCTTTACACGCAAGGTAATGTTCCTCAAATATTCTCAAGGATTCGTAATCTTTCCAGGCGGGCTAGGCACCTTAGATGAGTTATTTGAGGCACTTACTCTTGCACAGTGTGGACATAACATTAAATATCCAATTGTTCTTTTTGGTAAAAAATACTGGCAAGGACTTATTGACTGGATGCAAAATACATTATGGACCAATGGCGCAATCAGCCAAAAAGACTTTGATCTATTTAGAGTTGTAGATACTGCAGAAGAGGCAGTTGAGAAAATCGTAGAATATCACCAAAAATATAAAGAAGATCAAGACACAAATTTCTAATATTATCGATAAGGCATTAGCTAATAATGTTTTCGGTCAGGACTTTCAATTTAGAAAGCATCAAAGAGAGGTTGTTGAGAATATTTGTGAAACGTATCTTCAAGATCCAAATGCAACAATAGTTGTAGATGCTCCTACAGGATCTGGTAAATCATTAATAGCCATGTGGTCTTCGTATGTTCTAACAGAACTTGGTAAGACTGGTTACATGGTTACAAGTGATCTAATGCTTCAAGATCAATATGAGTCTGATCTAAAAAGACTTAGTATTCCATGGCCGAGTATTAAAGGTGTTGATAATTACACATGTAATATCAATGGTCTTAAATTTAGCCTAGCTGACTGTAAACTACGAGGTATCGGTTATGATCAGGCTGAAAAACTTAAATGTTTTGGGAGTTGTGATTATTTACAATTAAGAAAACGAGCTATTAATGCACCTGTTTCAGTGTTTAATTATGCATACTGGTTGATTCAAAGAAATTATGTAGAAGATCGAATGACTGAACGTAATGCTGAAGTGCCGTTTCCGGCTAGAGACTTTACATTCTTTGATGAAGCACATAAGATCGATGATATTGTGCAAAGTCATTTTAGCCCTAGAGTTGGTGAATATTTCTTAGACAAGCTTACATACATTAATAGATTCTTTGAGCGTGAGAACATTCAGACTGAAATGGCTTCACGAAATCATGTGGCTAGTATTATTGATAGCTTAATGACGGAGACTAATAAGAATGCTTTATTTGAAAGTATTCAAGAGTTTAGAAGAATTGCAGCTATTTACCGTAAATCACAAAATGCATTTAAGAAAGCGGTTAGAAACAGACATAAAGGTGCAATACCATCTCAATGGACTTCAGCGGCAACCACATTAGATTACATGAAAGATGTCTATTGTAAGTTTGATGACTATGTAGATATTATTGAAACCGCTGGTGTAAATAGTATGGTGATTGATCAACAAGAACTTGAGGCTAAGTTTATGTGCATTAATGAGGCGCAAATGATTAAAAACCATTTACATAACAAAACCGGATTTAAGGTTTTTATGAGTGCTACAATTGGAGATCCTCGTGCTTTTATTGAAGTAATGGGTATTGAGAATGCCAGATTTATTAGAATTGATAATGAATTTGATTTTACTAAATCACCGGTGGTTTTTATTAATCGACATAAACTTACATATAAAACTAGAGAAGAAAACCTACCAAAAGTTACTAAAATACTTGAGAAGATCTTGCTAAAACATGCAGGTCAAAGAGGTATTATTCATACGGGTTCTTATGCATTCTCAAATTATATAAAAGAAAATAGTGAATTCCATTTAAGAATGGTAGACTATTCAGATACTAAAACTAAAAAAGAATCATTAAAATATTTTAAGGAAATAGATGATGCTGTGTTAATCGGACCATCGATCTTAGAAGGTTTAGATCTTAAAGATGATGTTAGTCGATTCCAAGTCTTCTTTAAAGTGCCATATCCAAGTTTAGCAGATCCGTTAACTAAAGCTAAATTAGAAAATTCAAATGGCTGGTATGACTGGAAGACTGGTGTTCAGATTATGCAGGGTGTTGGACGTTCTGTTAGATCTAAAGATGACTGGGCAATAACATATATTATTGATGCTGCGTTCGGTAATCTTTTATATAAAAAGGACTTCTTCCCGCCATCATTTACAAAAAGAATAAAAACAATTCAATAATAACGCATATAATTATAAAATTATTTAATATGTCAAAACAAGAGAAATTCTTATACGATTATTTAAACGCATTTGCACCAGTTGCACAAGAGAACGAAGGACAACAGATCTGGAAAGACTATGTAACCCCATTTGTTGATACTATGGAAACAGATCCTTATGGCACTGCGTATGGTGTAAGACGTACAGGTCGTTCAGGTTTTAATGAAGCAGATATTCCTAAGGTTGTAATTGAAGCGCATTGTGATGAGATTGCGTGGATCATTACACATATTGAAAAAGAAGGTTATATCCGTGTTAAGCGCCATGGCGGTTCAGATAACATGATTGCACCGTCAATGACTGTATTTGTACATAATGAAAAGGGTGAAAAAGTGCCAGGTGTATTTGGATGGCCAGCAATCCACACTCGTAAATCATATGTTGAAGAAGGTTACGAACAAGAAGAACTTTGGGTTGATGTAGGTGCTGAATCAGATGAAGCAGTTGAAGCTTTAGGTATTTACCCAGGTAATTTGGTAACGTTTGATGATCCATTAAAAGAGATTGGTGATTACTATGTGGGCCGTTCTCTTGATAATAAGATTGGTGGTTATATTATTGCAGAAGCTGCTCGTAGAATCTTTGAAGAGGGTGTAAATCTACCTTACGATCTTTACGTAGTAAATTCAGTACAAGAAGAGGTTGGTCTTTATGGTGCTAAAATGATTGCTAAGCGATTAGGCGCTGATATTGCATTGGTTCATGACGTTTGCCATAATACCAATCACCCTAAGATGAATAAGGCTAAAGACGGTGATGTTAAAGGTGGTAAAGGACCTGCACTCGAATACACTGCTCAAAATCACCGTAAGATTATTCAGAAGTTTATTGATGTTGCTAAAGTGAATGATATTCCATACCAACGTCACGTAGGTTCATATGGAAATGATACAATGGCATTCTTCTTAGAGAACACACCAACAGCAATTGCAGCGACTCCATTAAAATACATGCACACTACTGTGGAAATGGCACATAAAAATGATGTTGAAAATTGTATCAATTTATTTGTAGAAACATTGAAGTCTATTACGCCAGAATGGATTAAAGAAGTTCACAATAAATAACTAGATATATAGATAACATATACTTGGCGAGTTTTAAAACAAAATAAAAACAAGATTATGAATAAATTTGACACATTTTTATCAAAACATGGTTCTAAAGTAATTATTGCTTTATTAGTATTAACTTACTTTAAATCATGTGGGATTGACTCTGAAGTTGAAAGAATTAAGAAAGACTTAAGAGCAACTGAGGCTGAAATCGATACATTAGCGTCACAAATCGTTAATGAAGAAGAAATGATTCACTTAATTAAAACAGTTCCGGCTTGGAAAACATTAAGAATTGAAGAGATTTCAGATAAAGAGCGTATTTCTATTAACGCTTTAGAAGAAAAAGAAGACTAATAAACTATTATGAATAAGAACAGATGGGTTAATGGTTTTATCATTGGTACGTTTGTAATGTTATACTTACTTGTATCAATCATTTCTACCATTCACGTTATTGATTTCTTTGAGCTTTCAAACCCAAAATGGTTAGCAATCTCGCTAGCTGTAGGTTTTGAAATTGGTGCAGCAGCATCATTAGCTTCATTGATTACATTAGATAAAATGAATAAAACGCTTGTATGGGCACTATTCATTACAATTACAGCGATGCAAATGCAAGGTAACATGTATTACGCATTCATTAACTTAAATGACTATCAAGGTTGGGTTGAATTATTCAACTTAGTTGAATGGGAGCCATTGGCACAGAAAAGATTATTAGCTGCTGTGTCTGGTGCTATCTTACCATTAGTTGCTTTAGGTTTCATTAAATCACTGGTTGACTATATTAAGCCAGAAAAGGAAGAGGAAATGGAATTAAAGCCTGAAGAGTTAGACGTAGTTGCTGAAGAAATAAATGAGGTTGAAAAAAAAAGCTAAAAAATAACCAAAACTTAGCTTATACTCCTGAAGATACACTAGATTTGCCTGTTCAGAAGCCTGTAATGCACGAAAAAGTGGATGAAGAGGCTGCTGAGAAGTGGAATGCTATTGCAGACGACTTAGCAGGACAAACAGTAACTCCTGAAGAATTACAAGATATTATTGACCAATCGGGCATTAAAGAAATGGTTAATACTATTACAGAAGATTTTAAAGAAGAAGCAAAAACTATTGTTGATGATTTAAAACAAGACTGGGATGTTACTTTAGAAGATGGTTTAGAAGACGAAGAATGGGATGAAGACCATGCATTAGATCAAGTAATGAATGATATGGTTGCAGACCTAGACGAGCCAAGCGTCGAAGAACCAATGGTAAAAGAAGTTGAAGGTAATTTAAGTATTGATTTAGCAGACTTTAGTAATCCAGGTTTAATCGAAAGAAAGATTGAAAAGAGAAAGGTAAAGAGAGTTGAAAGAAATCCTAATAATCCAAAGAGATTTAAGAAAGGACCTCTATGGGATTATAGAACTAACAGAAACAACGACGATTTAATTGACGATTAAAAGTATACAACATGCAAAAAGCTATTAAGCTTAGTAAACCATACTTTACAAAAAAATTAGAGTCCAAGACACTTAGAACAGTCTTGGACTCTTCTTATCATACGGCATATCGATTATACGTTTTAATTAACGATATTTTTGAGATGCAATCATTCTACGAGGAAAAACACGATAAATATTTTATAACAGCTTATATTAAAACAGATGCTGCGCCAGCTGGCCCAGCCAAAAAACAAATATGGTCTGTTATGCACTTGCAACCACTACTACGCAAGAAACCAAAATATATCGTCAAATGTACAGTTAGTGATAAAGCAACAAATAAAGAAGTCTTTAGATTTAGAAATGAAACTTTAAATGAAAATGTTGTTTACGAGAATATTGCATACTGTATTGACCAGATTGAAAGGACAATCAAAGAATAAAATGGAATTAGAATTATTAAGAATTAGTTCTCAAGATGATTCAACAAATGGCATCTTATTTGATGTAACTAATGGCCGTAGAAGATTTATTTGCTACACACTAGAAGATGAATATAGGCCAATTGATGAAAAAGTAATGGCAGAGACTCGCATCCCGGCAGGTCGTTATGAAATTACATTAAGAACATGGGGTCGCTTCCATGACAGATATTCAACTAAATATGCAGATATGCATAAAGGTATGTTATGGTTAAGAAATGTACCAAACTTCCAGTACATTCTTATTCATACTGGAAATACTGATGAGCATACTGCTGGTTGTATTTTAGTTGGTGATACACAAACACAAAACATTACAAATAGAAATGGTTTTGTGGGATCTTCTGTTAATGCTTATAAAAGAATCTATCCAGCAATTGCGGCAGTGCTTGCTGAAGGAGGTCAAGTTTTTATAAAAGTTACAGATTTTGATACTTTATCATAAACTTTTTAAAATTAACATGTATAATAGTCAGATTAATTAATTTAAATTTATTAAAATGACTGAAACACAAGTTCAAGAACAAACAGTTAACACAGCAGAAACTGCTGATGCAAACCTACCAACAACTCCAGTTTTCGAAGAGGCTGAAGGTATGTCGCAAGATCAAGCAATTAACGTGCTTATCCAAGCAGCTCAAGTAGCTCAACAAACAGGCAGATTGTCTGTGAGAGACTCTGTACTATTGGCGCGTTCAATCGACGTATTGCGTCCAGGTACAATCTAATCAACCCCGATTAGATTTAAACAAAGCCACCGTCCGGTGGCTTTTTTAGTTTTTGGAGCATTCTACTGATATATAGATTATATTATTATTGTAATAGTAAATATAAAGCATACAATTATGGATTTAATTGAAAAATTTATAGACTGCTTTCCTAGTATATCATTTGATATTTGTAAAGCAAAACAAAAACATCAGCTTTCAATCGAGAGCGTAACTACCGGCGAGCGCGAGATCATTCGCATGCTAAATGAAGCTCAAAGAGATCTTTCCAAGATTAAGAAATTACACAAAAAAGGTAAAGCCTCATCTGAGGAATTATTTGATTTTGAATGGAGGGTTAATGAATTAGAACAAGAGCTTGAAAAATTCAACGAAGAACATAATATTGATAAGTTAGATAGTGATATTGAAGATGAAACTGTTTAAGTTTTACCAATATAACTTTTAAATACTTATAACTTATGAATCGATTAGACGAGCAATACAAGGGATTGCTGGCTGAAATATTATATAATGGTGTGGAAAAAGAAGACCGCACTGGCACTGGAACCATATCTCGTTTTGGCCATCAAATTACACATAACATGGCAGATGGTTTTCCTTTATTAACCACAAAGAAAATGGCAGTCAAAACAATGATGACTGAATTAAAATGGTTCTTAAAAGGAGATACCAACATCAAGTATTTGGTCGAGAATGGATGTAACATTTGGAATGGTGATGCATACAAGAATTATCGTATGAAACAAGTTCCACATGACCACTTTGAAACTGAAGAAGAGTTTATAGAATTAATTAAAACTAATGATAAGTTTGCTAATAAGTGGGGAGAACTTGGTCCTATCTACGGAGCACAATGGCGTCATTGGTTGGTTAAAGATGAATCACAATATGATGGTGAATATGTTTGGTCTGATCAAATTGCATATTTGATTGAACAGCTTAAAGACAATCCAGATTCAAGAAGACTAATGGTTAACGCTTGGAACGTAGGAGCAATTCCAGAAATGGTTCTACCGCCGTGTCACTATGGATTCCAAATGTATACACAAGTTAGAGATGGTAAAAGATACCTATCATTAATGTGGAATCAAAGATCTGTTGATACATTCTTAGGGCTTCCATTTAATATTGCTAGCTATGCAGCATTACTATGCTTAATCGCACAAGAAGTAGATATGATCCCTGATAAACTTATCGGTAACTTAGGAGATACACATTTATACAAAAATCATGTGGACCAAGCTAAAGAACAGATTAGCAGACAGCCTTATGATCTACCAACCGTAAAGTTTACTAATGTAAATTTATTGGCAGGCGAATTTGATTATGAAGTTATTGGTTATGAATCACACCCAACTATTAAAGCTCCGTTGAGCAATTAATTATGTCAGAAGAATTATTAGTAATGCAATCACATCTTGCATGGCTACAGCAAAATGATGGATCCGAAGAAGAGATTGAAGAGTTTAAGAATATCATTAGACTAATGCAAACAAATGGCTAAAAACAAACAAATCTTAGAAATGCTAGATCAGTTTCATTGGCATGAAGCTTTAGATCGCACACATATAATTTGTGAAAACATTGATAATAATCTTTTACAGCATCCGGTTTGTAAATTAGATAAAGAAGTTTCTAAGAAAGTAGATCAGGCCTTAACAACTCTTTATGAAGCGTATCAACTAATAGGAGAGCGCACTAATGATATATAATTAATGAGATTTGTGAAACCATATTCTGATTTTGAGATTGATAGAATGGTCTTTTCTGAAACACCGAGAGGTAATCATGGAGAGCGCCTGAATATTCCATTGGTTAATAATTTGATTAAGTGTGATCCAGAAGACGCACCTTTACAGATTCCACCAAGAAACACTTCAGCACAGACTTATAGAGAATTAGTAGATATGAAAAATACTATTGATTTAATGGGTCCTGAAGCTCAAAGCAAGTTTATGGAGAAGTATAATGAAGATGAAGTAATCATAGCTCATTTTGTAAAGATTGTAGAGAAGGCTGGCTACAGTGTAGATCCAAAACTTATTAATGATCTTTTAATTGAATCGAGTGAAATACTTTTAAGATTTAAGTATAAGCACAACAGACCAAGACCATGGCAATTAGCTCCAGTTCTAGGTATTGATATGCAAACACAACATACATATACTGCCAAATCTCCAAGCTTTCCATCAGGTCATGCAACTCAAAGCCGATTGATTGCTGAAGTTTTAGCACAATTATATCCTGAGCTAAAAGAAAAACTAATTAAAAAAGCTGATAAAGTTGCTAAATCTAGATTTGTTGGTGGATTACATTATCCATCTGATTTAGAATACGGCAAGATGTTGGGTCAATGGATGTCTAGGTTTGTAGATCTAGGTATTTATGAATCTAAAACAATCGGTAATAAAGAGGTTGAATCTAATCAAGAAGAAAACGCAACTCAACAAATTGATGAAGAAGACGAGCGTTTAAATAAGATTAGAAGATACAAAGGAAAAATAGCAGACTTTAAGTCTTACTGGGATGACAGAATATCAACAGATAATTGAAACAATATTAGGTAAATGGGGTTGGTTAATTGCAGCTGCGATTGGCTCTGTAGCATTTAAAGATGCGGTCAGTAAATTCTGGCAAGGTCTTATGTTCTTAGTTGGCAATGATTTTAACGTAGATGATATTGTTTATATTAACGGTGTTAAGAAGGCTAGAATTGTGCGCCAGTCTGTTTATAAAACCGTATTTTATGTCTATGACCACCATAGAAAATTCATCGTGCCTAACGATAGAATTTGGACTTTAAACATTGAAAAGTCACTTCCTAAAGAAAGAGAAAATAAGTTATAAATTTTTAATAATTTGTTAGAAATTTTAATAAACATATTTTATATTTACAATATATAATATGTAGACTAATCTACAAAATCAAAAACCTTATTAATTATGGTGTTCATTAACGAAGTTGGCCCGACTTCGTCAAGTGAACCAAGAAGAGAGGAGCTGTTGTATACAGGGAGTCTTATTGATAGCACAATTTTTGATGTGTTATTAGAAGATGATCTTTATGAGTCAGAAGATCAAGACTTGGCTTTATTTGGAGTTGGCGGTCCAGCGTAAAAGCAAAAACTAAGAATGCAGTCTAACGGCTGCATTTTTTTATTGAATATATATGGTATGAGATATATTGAAACATTTGAAAAATTTATAAACGAAGGTTATATCATGCAAGACTTAGAACAAGAGCTTGGCATAGTGCTTGATTTATGGGATAATGGTGATTACTTTGAGCTTGGTAAGATCGAAGTGCCTAAGAATTTAAGAGGTTCGGGCGTTGGCACGGAAGCTATGCAAAGAATTATCGCAAGAGCAGATGCAGAAGGTAAAGATATCAGATTAACTCCAACAACTGATTTTGGCGCTACTTCAGTTAAAAGATTAGAAAAGTTTTATAGAGGATTTGGCTTTGTTAAGAATAAGAACCTTAAGTATATCGATAAAATGGTTCGTTACGCTCAAAAATAGCTGAATATATAATAAATGGAACATTTAGAGTCATACGATAACTTTATGAATGAAAAGAAGCCGGCTGGTGCCCCTGAATTTCATCATTCAGATGCGCCAGATGCTGAAGGTAGATTTAGAGATTTATCTCCAAAAGATTTAGCAGCATGGTTAATTAAGACTCGTAAAAAAGATTTAAAAAAGATCAGTGGTTCATTAACTCAACAAGTTGTTTTTAATCGTAACGAAGATCCTGAATACGCAGATAAGATGGAAAGAACTAGAAAAGAAGTTTACAAACAATTAGGTCGCGAAGATCTATTAAAAGAATCAGAACAAGTTAACGAAAGAATATTGCTAATCATGAAAGATGTTGTATCTAGAATGGTAAGTGACGGGTTTGGCTATAGAACAAGTCCTAAAATGAAAGAAGAGCTTAAAGCTGCAATCAAGGATGCAATTACTCCAATCTTAAAGAAATATGACTTTGCAGTTCAAGAAGCTGATGCTAAACCAGGACCAGATGCATATATGACAGGTCTTGATAAAGAAGAAGAGGAAGATAAAGAAGATCAAATCAAGAAACAGGCTAAAATGGATGACGATGATCCAGAAGCTTATAAAGAAATGCCAGGTGATAAAGAAGCCAGAGAAAAAGGTAAGGTTAAAACATCTAAGCATGTAAAGTCATATCATGAATTATACGGTGAAGAGACTGATGAATCAACAACTAATGAAAGTGTTAGAGTTGGTAAAGTTGTAGCTATTAAGAAATACAATCCTAAATCAAACCGTTACGAAATGATGGATGTTAGGATTACTAACTATATTAAAAAACCTGGTTCAAAGGATTTTGTAGAATATGAATTAAAAGGTAAAAAGCACAAAGTTGCAATTAACATATTTAAATCTATGATGGAATCTTTAGTTGTTGAAGAGAAAGCTGAAGGTGACAGGGGTAAGATTGATGATTCAGCAATCGAATCCGCATTAAAAAAGAAATCAGAAGAAACAGGTGTGCCTATTGCATTATTAAGAATTGTAATGCGTAGAGGTATGGCAGCCTGGAAATCAGGTCACAGACCTGGTGCAACTCAACAACAATGGGGTTATGCAAGAGTAAATTCATTCTTGACTAAACAACCAGGAACTTGGGGTGGTGCTGATTCAGATGTAGCAAAAGAAGTCAGAGATGGCGGACATGATAAAAACCTAAAAAAAGCTTAACGTAATATGATGGATTATTTAATTGTTGGATTAGCTGTTGCAGTATTTGGTTTTATTGCATATCGCTTTGGTGTAATGGTTACAGATAGCAAAAAGAAAACTACTAAACCAAGCGGTAAAGGTAGAACTATTGTTGTAGATAGAACACCAGTTGATACAAGCAAAGAAGACGAGTTAAAAGACAAATACGGGCTTTAATATGAAAGAACATATTTATCTTTCGATATTGATTTTATCAATACCTGAAAGAGTTAATACGTTTTTACCGAAGCTTCTTAAATCATTAGAACCTCAAGTTGAGGGTCTTCCTGTTGAAATTATAGTTTTAACTGATAATAAGAAGCGCACTACGGGCAGGAAAAGAAATGATGCAATTAAAATTGCACAAGGAGAATATGTAGCATTTGTTGATGATGACGATAGAGTATCAGATAACTATGTCAATAAGATATTAAATGCTATTATATCAAATAAACCAGATGTGGTTACATTTAACGGAATGTATTCAGAACCTGGTCGTGAATCTAAATTAGTAAATTACGGTCTACAGAATAAGTATGGTCAAGATGAAACTGCATACTATAGAAGACCGAATCATTTGATGGCTCACAGGAGAGAGAACGCAATCAAAGTTAAATACAATGATGTGTCGATTGGTGAGGATGATGTTTGGGCTAATCATATATGTGAAATCATAGAAACAGAATATAAGATTAATGATATCTTATATTACTATGACTATGATCCTAGCAAATAGAATATCAAGTGGCAATAAAGCCACTGCCTAAACATAATTGTATAAAATGAAAGCAATCATATTATTAGCGGCAATCGCTATTGGTGTATTTTTATTTATTAAAAGCAATAAAAAATCTAAGAAGTCTTCTGGCTCAGGATCTGGATCTGGTAATGGTGGTTCAGGCGGCGGAGGTGTTATTTACACTGACGACGTTGTAGGACCAAAACCAACAGATGGACATCCACAAATACCAAGTGAAGATCCAACAGAACTTAGAGATGCACCAGATCATAAAGATTTGAAAGATTTTAGATAAAAATCTAAAAATAATTAACCTGAGATTTTTTTATCTCAGGTTTTTTTTGTATATTAGTAGAGTAACGATTGATAATAGTTATGAAACGACTTTTTATATTATTTTTCACTAGTATTTGTTTTATTTCAGCAAGTGACTATGAAAATCAAAAATCAAGCTTTGAGTTTACTAGAATTCCTGTAGAAACTATAAAAGTAAAACCAAAGCCAATCAAGAATATAATTAATGAAGATCAATTCATTAATGCACTAATCCAGGTAGAATCTAGAGGTAATGATTCTGCAATAGGCGATAGACATATTAAAGGCGGTGAGGCTGTTGGAGCACTTCAGATTCGTCCAATTATGGTTCGTGAAGTAAACCGTATCTTAAAGCTTAAGAAGTCTAAGATTAGGTTTAAACTATCTGATAGGTATGATAGGGAAAAGTCAATCGAGATGTTTATAATTTGGAAAGAGTTCCATCACGATGATGATAACTTTGAAACTATTGCAAGAAATTGGAATGGCGGGCCTAGTGGTTATAAAAAATCTAGAACCGAAAGATACTGGGCAAAAGTTGAACAAGAACTAGGAATATATAATTAATATAAACATATAACTAAACTATGAAAAATCTTAAAACATTTGAATCTTTTGTTAACGAAGCTAGAAAGAATTTAGTTGATGTTAAGCATAATGGTAAGAAAATCAAAGTAGATCTTTCAACTGTTGAGATTGAAGATATTGATATGAGAGACTATCCTGATTTTACGGATGCATTTTTCTCGTATGCAGAAGATCATAAAGGTCGTGAATTAACCGATGAAGAGCTTGATAGTTTAAATGATCAACATTATGATTTAACGAATGAAATCATCCACGATCGACAATTATACATGTAATTAACATGAAGCATATTAAAGAATATAACAATTACGACTTTTTAGGTCAACAAGCTGCACTTCATGGCATGACTCGTGAAGAGTGGATTGCACATTACGGCTCAACTACAATGGGTATTGATGAATCAAAATATGTTATGACTTACGAGAAGTATCAAAAATATTCTGATTATAAGAATAGAGACAATGCAGAATCTTTTGTTGAAGACGATTTAAGACAGCAAATCATTAATCTTTTCACATACGCAGGTATTTCAGATAATTTAAAAGATGTAAATTTTACTGATCAATCTTCGGATAAAGGTATTAAATGGGAAATCGAAGTTGTAGGTAAAGGTAAAGATCTTATTCATGCATATAAGATTGGCCCATATCTATCACATTGGGAATGGTATTTAAACAAGAAAAAGTCGTCTGAATACGAAATTCAGCAATATTTCTTAAACAAATATGTTTCTGATTTAGATCGTTATATTGCTGCTGTAAATAGCTTTGATTCTACACATCAATATTCTGATGATAGCAGAGCGTATAAGAAGGGTCAAGACCAGGCACAAAATTTAAAAGATTTATATGATAAGCTTTCAGATTCTGATAAAAAGAAAGCACATAAAGCATATATTAAAGCTACTAAAAATAAGGTAGAGTTCGACACGTTCTCAGGTTCTTAATTTACATAGCTTAAAAGAACAAGAGGTCTATTTAGTCTGATATATATAGAGACTAAATAGACCTTTTTTATATATGCAACAAGATAAGACACCAAAAGAACTAATTGAAGAGTTATACAGCCTATTTTCATCGTTTAAAAATAGGATGGAAGACCCTAATTTTATTCAAGTTGAGAATACGTTAACGCAACTTATGGAAAATCAGATGGATATGAAAAAAGAGTTAAGAGATTTAAAGAAAACTCTTTTAGATCCTAATGATGGCGTTATTGTAGCAACTAATAAGAATACTGAATATAGACAGGGTAGAGAAGAAAGAGAAAAGGAATACAATGAATTAATTGAAGAACATAAAGCTTTAGTTCGTTTTAAATCTAATGCTACTAAATTTGGCGTGGCTTTATTAACAGCGCTTGGTGGTGTTATTACATTCTTCTTAAACAAATACTTAGGTTCATAATGATTACAGACAGAATTTCATTAAATCTATTAGCTTTATACTTAGAGCAATTTGAAGCCAACGAAGGTAAGATTGACTCTATCGAGCTGTCTGTAATGTCTAAGTCAACAAGAGCAACAAAAGGTTTAACAGCATTTGCAAGCGTTAGTGCATTAAGACAATACATTAATCAATATGCACCGCTAACAAACGTAGATGAACCAGAATGTTATCCATTAAATCTTTATGAATTAAAAAGTTTTAATGTAACATCTGAGTTTGCAAAAGATGGTTCAACATCTAATAAAAACTTTATAATTAATAGAAATCGCACATTTGTTACTGACTCTACAAATATTAATAAAGCCAGTATGCAAATTTTAAATAGTTCTTACATGGGTGAGTTCTTAAAAGTCTTAAAAGAATTTAATGACTTAATAATTACAGAATACATCCAAGATCAATGGGCATATATAGATTGTGGTTACATTGAAGTTTACTTTAATGACGCATTGAATAGAATTATTGAACTATATAAAAAATATAAGCACACGTAATGTCTCACGGGGATTTAGATCAGTTTCGCCAAGACCCAAATGGTTATTTCGAGCCAAATTATCCACATGATATTGGCCGAGCGTTGACGCATCCAGAAATGGATTATAACCTTGATTTGATTGGTGAAATCATTAAAGGTTACAGAGTTATGGGTACAGGTCCAGAAGGTGAAATGGACTTAACTAACGATGTAGATAAAGTATTAAAATTATATCAGGTTACTGCAGCTGATCAATTATTGATTGATGAAGGCTGTCAAGTTGGTGACTATGTCTGGGTTCCAGGTATTGCTTCAGGTGGCGGTGGTGCACAAGGTGCACAAGGTTATCAAGGTCCTGCAGGTGCTCAAGGCGACCAAGGTATTAAAGGAGACAAGGGTGATCAGGGTGCAACAGGCGCACAAGGTGCAACAGGCGCACAAGGTGCAGCAGGTGATCAGGGTGCAACAGGTAACCCTGGGCCAACGGGTCCACAAGGTGTTACAGGTCCAGTTGGGCCACAAGGTGCAACAGGTGATCAGGGCGGCGCAGGTGCTCCAGGTCCACAAGGTGTTACAGGTCCAGTTGGGCCACAAGGTGCAACAGGTGATCAGGGCGGCGCAGGTGCTCCAGGTCCACAAGGTGTTACAGGTCCAGTCGGACCACAAGGTAACTTAGGTAATCCAGGGCCAACAGGTCCACAAGGTGTTACAGGTCCAGTCGGGCCTAAAGGTGATCAAGGCGATAGAGGTTTTCAAGGTTTTCAAGGTCCTGCAGGTTCAGCGGGTGACCCGGGTGACCCAGGACAGCCAGCATGTTTATTTGTTAGTACCTTTGATGATACTAGCCAATCGGGTCTTGGTATATCAAATGGTAATTTTAGATTAAATGCTGCATGGGCATCAACTCCGACTAAAATATACATAGCTTCAGAAGATTCTTTAGGGAATGATATTAGTAATACATTAGATGCTTTTACGGTTGGTTCACTTTTACGTTTTGAATCAATTAATATTTCAAGTACAACATATAAATCGGTTCAAATTACAGGTAAAAATACATTTAATACTAGTGGTATTCTTGTATATGAATTTAATATTACACAAAATGAGTCAAACGGATTCCCAAGCATTAATGAGACATTTTGTTTTACATACTTTGCTATAGGTCCATCGGGTGTACAAGGTTCTGCCGGTACAGATGGTCTGGATGGTATTCCAGGTGCTCAAGGTGCTCAAGGCCCACAAGGTTTACAAGGTCTTACAGGTGACCAAGGTGCTCAAGGTCTTAAAGGAGATACCGGTGACCAAGGTGCTCAAGGTTTACAAGGTCTTACAGGTGACCAAGGTGCTCAAGGCCCACAAGGTTTACAAGGTCTTGCAGGTGACCAAGGTGCTCAAGGTCTTAAAGGAGATACTGGTGACCAAGGTGCTCAAGGCCCACAAGGTTTACAAGGT